TACTAGTGTAAAAGACAACAAGGAAATCAAGGCAATGGAATCAACTGTTTGTAGAAACAAAAAGAAAATCAAGAATTACGAAAGAGCAATGGCAGAACTTCAGAAACTAAATATGGATAATCAAGTCCATATATCCATGCACAAGAGGGACATCAGGGCAAGGGAGTCAACTATTTGTAGGAACAAAAAGGAAATCAAGAAATTCGAAAGAGCAATGGCAGAACTTCAGAAACTAAATATGGATAATCAAGTCCATATATCCAAGTCCAAGAGGTTGATGGATTCTTTGAAGCATGCCATAGGTAAATAGGTAATTATATAAAAAAATAAAAAACAAAAAATAAATAGACAAAAAAAAACAAATAACAAAATTTTTTTTATATAATTAATATAATGGGTTTTTTTCGTTTTTTACCTTTTAAATATCTATCTATTCTGATATTATTATTTGTAATGTATATATTTTTCTATAAAAAAAACAATATATTTGATTATACAACTGTTAAAAAAATTAGTTGTAAAAATATAACAATTAATAGATATAAATGTAATATAGAAATTGATTATAATGGTAAGAAACAATATATATATAATTATCGAAGAAGATATCCATTACCACCTATATTACCTGAGGTAGGTCAAACAGTATATATATCATATAATAAAGATGAACCTGATAAAATAATAGAGGAAAATATTGGTATATATTATATAAATAAATATAGATATATAATGTTTATATTGTCTGTAATTATTTGTTTTTACTTAAATATAAAATAAATATAATTATAATATGGAAAATTGTCCAATATGTTTACAAGTTTTATCAGAGGATAAGGGAATATTTAAAACTAGATGTGGTCATAAATTTTGTGCCAAATGCTTAGCAGATTCTATATTAAAAGTTAATAGAAGTTGTCCCATGTGTAGAACAGATATTACTGATAATGTTCAGCTATTTACTCAGGAACAAATAGATTCAGCATATTATCAAGGATTTCAAGATTACGGAGAACAATCATATATGAATGGTTACGATGATTCCGATAGAAAGTGGAGTAAGCAATATAATAAATTACAGAGAGAAAATAATCAATTAGATATATTATATAAGATGACTGTATTACAATTACAGACAACTAATACATTAAATCAAGTTGTTAATAAATTAAAAAGAACTAATTCTGAGTAATTAAATATAAATTTGAAATTTAGTTAAAAAATATTTATATATAAAAATAACAATACCTGAATAATATAATGGAAACTGCTCAAAAACTTCAAAATGATTGGATGATCGCATCTCAATCCTATTTCACTTTCCTTGAGGATGGATATAGTGATCAAGAATCAACTGAATTTATGATGGAACTTTGTGGAAAATGTGACGAAGATCTGAAAGAAAATGGTTTAAATTACTTGAAAGATCTTTCACAATGCACTTGTTGTGAAAGACACCAGACTAACCGTCCATCTTGTGTAGAAGATAAAAAAACATATGTATCTGATGGTTATTCAAATCATTGTGATTGTGCTTGTAGACACTTTAGTAGAATTATTGTTGATCTTATGATTGAGAATAAATAGTATTAAATTAATTTAAATCATTTCTTAAAAGTTTTTTTAGATCCTTTATTATCCGATATTTTTTTCACAATATTCTGGTCATCTTTATCAGTATATTTAATATCTGTATATTCAAAATCTATTAAATATAATTTTTTAGATATAGGATTTATTATTATATTTTTATATCTTAAATCATTATGGTAATAACCTAATGATAAAAATTTATTATATATATTTTTTATTTTAGGTAAAAAAGTATCAATATCTAATTCTTTGGTAGAGCAATATTCATCCAAAGCAACTCCTACATTTTTTATTTTTAATGTTAATTTAATAGGATCATAGTCTATTAATTCAGGGATATAATTTAATTTTTTCTTTTTTGCTAATATATAATAATGTAGTTCATTTACATAAGCTCTATGAGATTCTTTATTATATGTTTTTAATATGTAATTTTTAGTGATTTTAACGTGAGCCGTATCAGGATGACCACCTTTATTATTCATATATATTATACAATATTTAATTAATATTTATTATAATTATATTAATTCATTGATTGTTTAATTTCTTAGTTTTATTATTTCTCTTAAATCTTTTACCCGAACTTTTTTCAGATATCTTATATCTTTTAGATATTTTTTTAGATTTTTTCTTAGATTTTTTTCTTTTTCTTTTGATTTTTCTTGCTCCTGCGGCAGAGAATTTCTCTCGACACATGGCATATATATTAGGGTCATAGAATCCCATAACGGATGCGAAAGTTTCTTCATCGGCAGTAGATAATAATTGTCTCAAAGCAGTACCTGACATTTCACCTATTCCTGGGATATTAATTTCTACATGAGGAGCAACTACAAGATATCCATGTTGTTTATATGAAGCCAAATTACCTTGATTTCCTTCATAGTACTGATAATAGGTAGGTTTTCCTTTCTTAGTTAAACCAGGTTTGAAACGTGCGTCTTTTCCTATCATATCTTTTTCTCCAACCGCATATATAACAGCTGTAGTAGCAGGATCATAATCTTTAAGAACCTCATTTGCCATATAAGGATTTCTGACTTGAACTATTTCTTGAATACCGTGAGCATTTATGATAAGTTTTTTTTCTTCAAAGGTTAAAGGAGATTTAGGTAACTCGACTTTGTTAGAAGAAACCATATATGTGTGTGCTCCAACCGCACTGAACTTTGCTTTTAATAATCTGAATGTTGTAGCGTGGTGTGCTCCACACGGTTGAAATCTACCAGGATAACATACTACAAGTTGATTTATCGGACCAGGTGCTGATGCTAATGATGCCATATTTATATTATATATTATATTAAAAAATAATGTAAATTTAATAAATTTAAAAATATATTCATAATTAACAAATTTAAATATATAAAATTAAAATAGTTTTCTTAAAAAAATTTTATATCCTTCTTGTTTAGCTTCTTGACGAGGTTTCATAGCACTAGGAGTTGTTTTTAAATATTGACGAAATTCTCCTAAATTATTAAATAAATTATAGTTACCTACATGAAATTCATTAATAGATATAAAAATATTATTATTAAAATATTTTTTTATATTTGTAATATTATTATCTTTTTTCTCTTTTTTTAATGAATCAATATAAATTTTATAATGATTTAATTTTTTTAAATATGATCCATATAATTTTAATGTTTTATTTTTAGTCATAAACAACTTTCTATTATTGATATTTTATATTTAAATAGTTATTCATTGTAAATTTTAAGATATAACTCATAAAATTTAAATTTGAAATTTAGTAACTGTTAATATCAAATAAATCAATTAACTAATAAGTTTATAATAAGAATAATACATCTAATAAGAATAATACATCTAATCATTATGAATAGTCTGAGAAGAAATGAACGAGAACAACAATTCAATGGACTATTTAATCCTGATGAGAATGGTGTTGGACGATGGGTTACCAGACAAGAATTAATGGATAATCCATTGACAAGTGGGTCTATGGGTGGTAATGGTTGTGGTAGACACGGTGTATATTTTGGACGTTCAGACTATGTATGGGATATTCAGCGCGGAAGACATAATAGAATTGAAAGTATAAGAACTAATGGAAGATCTGAAACTACTAATAGTTCGAGACCAATAAGTAATGATATTAAACGTTATTATAGAAAGATACCGTGTGTTATGTGCGGAACAACATCTTCATTAGTATGTGATCATAAAAATGATTTATATAATGATCCTAGAGTATTAAATACAAGAACTCAATTACCAGAAGATTTTCAATCACTATGTAATTCTTGTAATTTAAGAAAAAGAACTGTCTCAATAAAAATGGTTGAAACTCATCGTAGACAACCGCCACCGCCTATGATAAGAGTATTTGGTATTGATTTTACACAAGGAGATGAAAATTACGATTTTAATGATGTAAATGCTATGGTTGGGACTTATTGGTATGACCCTATCGCATTTATAACTGAGATTAGAAATAGATTATCACAATAATGCAATCATTTTATCATAATATTCTTTAGATACTTCACACCCCTTACATATTCTATCTGTATTTTTACAAGCGACAGCTGTTGTACCACTACCTAAAAATGTATCTAATACTGTATCACCTTCATTACTATGTTTTTTTATTAATGCTTCAAATAAAGGCAATGATTTTTGTGTGGGATGAAATCTTTTTTTACCACTTTGGATAGGATATTTATATAATTCACCTTCTTCATCACAATTATCATTATCTTGTTCATCACAATTATCATTACCTTGTTCATCACAATTATCATTATCTTGTTCATCACAATTATCATTATCTTGTTCATATATAGCATTATCATATTTAGAATTAAAAGTAGGTTTACCGCCTTTAACACCTAATAATGCAATTTCCCTACAATTAGTTAAATAATTAACTTTTTGATTTAATGGTTGAGGATTTGTTTTGATCCATTCTATGAATCGTATTTGTTTAAATTTATGTTTTTCTAATAATCCTTTTAAAGGTGTTATTTTCCAAATATCAAAGAATATAATAACAGTGCCACCTGGTACTAATTTTTTATAATATTCTCCTATAAATTTATCTAACATTTCCATTGTAAAATTTTTATCCCAATCACCATATTCTGTTTGGACACTATATTTTTTTCCATAGATGTTTCCATATTTTATAAAATTTTCTTTCATTTTATTTTCAGGCATTTTCTTTCCAATATATTTATCTTTTACTGTATTCCATTCATCTTCTGTTTTCATACACTCTACACCATTTTTTTCATTTTCTTGTATTTGTTTATGAAGATTACCCATACCTGTTTCAGTTGAAGTAATATATGGAGGATCAGTTAGTATTAAATTAACAGATTTATCAGGAATAGTTGATAGAAACACCATTCCTTCTTTATTTTGAATATTTTCATCCATTTCTTGTGGTTGATTATCCATATTATTTATATTTAATTCATTAATATTTAAATTCAAATTTATATTATTAATTGTAATATCACCTTTTTCAGATAATTCTTGAATTTTTTCATTAATTTTATCTTCTATTATTTTATTTTCTATAGGTTTACAAGGTGTTTTCTTATTAATATGATTATTATAATGCCCTTTTTGTTTGAAGGTTTTTCCGCAGACCTCACATGAATATTTAACCATTTAGTTATATATTATAATATATTTTATTTCTTAAATATTTCACTAATTAGTTATATAGGACATTAACATCAATAAATTTTATAAATTTGAAAATTAACAGTCTAATAATTTAAAATTCACAATTGAATCGTATTACAATGGTGAAAAATAAAAAACCTTACAATAATATTAAAAATACCAGTAAATCTAAAAAATATGATGATATAAAACTTCAAAAACAAAGATGTAAAAATAAAGAAAAGATTGAACAATTAAAGAAAGTAAAAAATGTATCAAGAAAATCCCGGTTAATCAAAGAACGGGATCCATATAATTATCATAGATATGGTATATATCCATAAACACTTATGAATATTGGGAGTAAAGTACGTGTAGGTGGTAAAGGGAGTCAACGTAGAAAGAGATTCAAACCACCTTCATATATTTTATATACTGAAGAAAAAGAAAAAGGTTAAACCTATTAAATTAAAACCATTAGTAAAATGTAAGAAAGGTGAATGTGTTATATGTTTTGAAAGGACCCGTATGGATCATGAAAATACACTAGATTGTAACGGCGTCAAACATCCTTTATGTTCAGGATGTCAAGGAAAAATGAAGAAAAATGTTTGTCCATTATGTAATTCACATCCTATAGGTTTAAAAATCACTAAATTTAGTGCATTTAATAATGTATTTAATTATATTATCAGTAATCCACCTCATCAACTAAGGGGTAATGGTCTTTTTAGCTTGGTATTTACATAATAGAATTAACAGTGATGATTATGCTGATGATGATGATGATGAACCGTTACAGAGTTTCCTTTACTCTTACTAATTTTATATCTATTATCTATTATCTATTTTTTTTATATATATTTATTTAATATTAATCCAAGTATTAATCCAGAAGTATTAGTAATTATATCATTTCTAAAATTAGATATTATTTTAATATTATTTTTTTCCATATATATTTCAGAATATTCCCATAAAATAGATAATATAAAAGATATCATCCAATATTTAGGTGCTAAAAAACCTAATAATAAATACATAATGAAATGAGAAAAACACATAAAATCACAATCAATTTGTTTACTAAATTTAGTATTTAAACCTATTTTTTTTGTAAAGTTTTCATCATAAAATTGTCTTATTAATACAAATAAAAATATAATAAAACCAGTTATTCCATATATTGATATTAGATATAATAGTTGTTTATCCATATATTTTATGTAATATTTAAATAATTATTTATAAAATATATTAGATATGGAACCACAAATCATAGATTATTATAATGAATTTCCTCATTCAATAAATGTGATAGACAAGATGAATAAAGAATTAAATGATATACAAAAAGAAAATAATATATTAAAAGATGATTTATATATGAATCCTGAATATGGAAGACCAACAGTTGAATATGAATCAGAAGAAGCATTAGAAAATAAAAAAAATGAATTATATAATAATTTAAAAGATGAAATATATAAATCTAATGGTATTATTGGGGAAAGGAATATTAAAAAAATATTATATAAATTAATACCTAATTATAACCATGTTGAGATAACATATAATGCTGGATTAGTGAATGAACATACAAGAGTATGTGGTAGTAATTGGGTACATTGGAAAAGTTGTGATATATTAAAAAATGTTGATAACCTATTAAAATCATTAAGAAAATCAAATATAGAATCTGAAAAAATATGTGAAAATATATATAATTTTATAACAAATGAAATAGATGATTTAATGGGAATTGGTGGGAATATAGTAAAATATAAATGTAGAAGATGTGGTAATTTAACAGATCTTATAATGAAACCTCCAATTAGTGATAATGTATGTGGAGATTGTCATTTTAATGATATATTAAATTCTATGTAAGTTTTATATATCATCTTCTTCTAAAAATTTTAATAATTTGTTCTCATCTATATAATCATATATTTTATTTATATCATTTACACTATCATTTACTTTTTTAAAATTATTCATTAATGTTAAATATTCATTATCAGTTAATTTATATTTAATAGAATCTATAATCTCAGATTGTTCTGATAATAGATTGAAAGTTTCAGATTGATTTTCCTTTAATGAATTATGGACAAATACGATAAAATCTCGCTGCATACTAGATATTTCTTTTATGTCATCCATATCTGTTGTTATTTCTTTAAGTTTTTTCATGAATAAATCTAACATGGTGTAAATCTCTGTATCATCTATTGGATTTTTGTTGTAAATTTTATTCAATATTTTAGTTATTTCATTATTCAGTACTTCATTTATTTCATCATTTATTTCATCATTTATTTCATCATTTATTTCATCATTTATTTCATCATTTATTTCATCATTTATTTCATCAGACATGTTAATATCTATATATATTTATTATTTATATATATTTAAATAATTATTTATAACATATATAGATATGGAACCTCAAATCATAGATTTCTACAATGAATTTCCGCATTCAATAAATGTAATTGAAAAAATGAATGAAGAATTGTCAGAAATACAAGATGATAATAATCAATTACGAGAGAAATTAAACGAATATACAGATCCTATTGTGATTTATGAGGATGAACAAGAATTTATAAGAGTTAAAGAAAACGCGTGTAGTGATTTTCATGATGAATTGCATAAAATAGGATTAACACCTAGATTTATTCATCCACGATTAATGTACATAATCGGTGATTTATTAGATAAATTATTAAAAAATAATAGAAAAAATATAATAACAAATAAATGGATCTTTGCGAAATCACATGAATTTCAATCATTAGTAGAAGCTATGGTTGAACCTATGATAGTAAGGTGTATATTATCATATAATCTAATCTTTGATATCATAATTAATTATATTAATAAAATGTTCGAACCTGAGGAATGCTATGGTATTGTTAAATTCCGGTGTGTTAAGTGTCGGGGACTGGATGATTATTTAGAAGATTGAATATGTTATGACTGCAGACATTCATGTTCTAGTGATGAATATGACAGTTTTGAAGAAGATTTTGATTATTAGATTTTATATTTAAATAATTATTCATTAATTATATTAGATAGATGGAATCATTTTGGTTGAATTCAAGTGAATTGAAAAATATAAATTTGAATTATATTTTCGAAAAAAAATAATAATAAAAAAGAAAGAAAAGAAAGAGAAAAGAAATAAGTAAAAATGGGTTCACCTATTAATTATTTGGATTATGATTTATTAAATTATATGTTACCCGATTATGTAGCGAAAAAGAGAAGGAAAATTAAGTTATTTAGAATGGCAGTTGCAGAATCGAGAAAAAAAATGAGGAGAAAGGTTTGGTGGGAAAACTTATTCGACCTTGTTGTACGTTGTCTTCATGGTGATTATAATTATGATCATTTACCTATATTAGATAATAAGTACCCACATGAAATCTGTGATAAATTAGATAATGAATTATTTAACTTTTCACATATTATTTCTTATTGTGAAGACTTTTTAGAAGGTCAATTTATAAGAGAATTTGGTTGTGGTCATGAAAATCCAGATCCTAAATGTCATACAGATTATATACCATTTTATAAATTATTTATAGAACTTACTGGAAGATTTGATACATCACAATTATCAGATTTTAGAATGAATGGTAACTTTAACGGATTAACTGAACATTATAAACATTTAAACCGTAAATCCCCTTATATTAAAAATATAATAAAAGATACAAATTTAAATCATATGTGTAGAGATATAGTATTATCTGAATTACGTACAAATATCGATAAAGCAAGAAATATCAAAGAAATATTTAATATTGATTTTACTAATATGGATCATGAAGAAATGAATATTATAATTATTGAAAAAATTGAAGAAATAGAAAATAGACAATCTTACACTGAAAAACTAACTGATGAAGATAAAAATAGATTAATTGAAATTCTAAATAATTATTATTATGTTATGTTCGTTACAAAAGATTTAGGCGGTGTTTCATGCTATGATATACCAGAAAATATGATAAAAATTAAAGAAAATATTGAAAAAATTAAATTAATGTAAATAATAATAAACTTATTTAAATATTTTTTTAAAAAATATATATAATGGAGAATATTGAAGAATTATTAAAATCTATACGTCCTGCTAGATTATTATCTATAAAAAATCACTACCCAGATAGATATACTGATAAAAAAATATTATATTCAATATACGATACAAATACTATGTTATCATTTTATAGAAAAATATATCCATATCATAATAAAATTCGTAAGATCTTAAATATATATGGATGGACTTCACCAGAAATTATATATTACAATATGAATGTAATTAATAATAGTGATATAATGTTAGAGATATTAAAAAATATTAAATAAATAATTATTATTGAGTGATATCATAATTCTACCTCAACACCGTGATAGCGTTGATAAGCTATATGAAATTCTGGATTAAATCTAAACAGTTCTTTCCAATATTCAATAATCGCATTTAATAATAATCTTTTGTTTTTATAAAGACTCGGATCAATATTATGATTACGTGCTATATTATCTAAAGTAATCCGTTTAAATGTGATATCTTTACAATAAGTTGCGCCTTTCAACCACATATATTCATGCAGAAATTCTGTGTGCGTATCCATATTTATTTATATTTTTATTATTATTATAATATCAAATTTATATTTAAATAAAAAATATTCAATATAATCTTAGGAATATTTAAAAAAATATTAACTAATAAATAATAATTATGGTTATCATAGGTATATATGATAAATTATATGATGTTAGTTTATTTTTAGATAAACATCCTGGTGGTAAATCAATATTAGAATATTATAATGGATTTGAATGTGGTGAAATATTTAATGAAATCGGTCATTCATGTGGAGCAAAATCTATGTTAAAAAAATATGAAACAGATAAAAAAATTAAACTTAAAAATATTGATAATAATAATGAATATTTTCCTAATCTGAAATATGATAAAATTACTTTAAAACTATTAAAAAAACGATTAAACACAACTGAAGATAAATTTAATATCCATAAAATATGCGGTATTATTACATTATTAAATATTGTTATTAGAACACCATTAATTTTATTTGGGATATCAACTATACAAAATTATAATATTATAAATATGATTAGTATTGTTTCTATATTATTATTATTATTATCATCATTGAATTTTCATATACCAAATAAATCTAATGTAGGTCATGAATTTTACGAATATTCTGAATTGCGTTTACATTCAATTATATTTTCACTGAGATTTATTTTTATAATTTTAATAAATTGGTTAAATTTTGAAGATAAATTTAATAGATTAATTATTTTCACTTTATTACATAAATCTGCTGATTATATTACAAATAAATATAAATACATCGGAAATGGTACTGCGATTAGAGGTAATAAAACTGATTATAATATTCATATAAAATTCTCTCATAGGATTGCCTCCGTCGGTCAATTTATATCTATTATATGTATTTTAGATTTAGTATCAGATAACTCAAAAACTATATTAAATTATAATTATGACGATATTAAATATGATACATTATTTCATGGTTTATCTTCAATATTGTTAAATATATTTATGATGACATTACAAAAAAAATCATTATTATCAAGAAAAAATAGATCAATTATATATTTAACACATATATGGTTTATAATAATATTTATGACACCTATTTTAGATAATGAATATTATATATACATATTAATATCTATTATAGGACGATTTGGATTAAATATAAATAAATATGTTTTATATAACAGTTTATATTTAATAAATAATTATGGTATTATAAATTACTATTATGATAAAAAAATATTTAATACATTATTATTATTATCAGGAATATCTATAGTTAAAACAATCTATTTATAAATATTTAATATAATAGAAAATTCACACGCATTTTATCAGGTTTACCCTTATTTACGTATTTTATATTAGTGAGTTCGTTATATAATAAATAAATATTAGTACAAAATAGTATAATAAATATTGTTCCTAAAATATAGTGGATATTTATAAATATAATGTGAATAAGTTCAATTATTAGGAAGAATTGAAGCGTGAAAAGTTGTAAAAGTTGTATCATTTTATTTATTTTTTTTGATTTATTTTTTTTTTATAATTTTATTGAATTCAAATTTAATTCAATTTTAATTCAAATTTAATAAATTAACAAATAATTATTATATATTATATATTATAATAATATGGCTGCTGCGGGAAATTATAGTGATGTAGTGGATGAATGGCGTGATATAGATTGGTATGGTTCGGATGATGAAGATGAAGAAGATGCTGTAGTATTAGATCAATCTAAAGTAAAATCTTTTCAGCAAATAGATGATGAACGCACAGAAAGATGGATCGCGAAAATGAAAAAGAAGTATGGACCAAAATGGAAATATGATCCATCAAAATCTAAGAAGTCTATGGCTGTGGCGTGGCCCGCGGTTTGGTCTAAAGACCCATATGCTAAGACTGGAGGAGCATACTGGGGGGATATGATTACTACGAATATAGAATCTATTTTTCATGAAGCGATATCTGATTTTGATCAGGAAGACATGTTAACTGAATATGTGATTACAGATAATGTTAATACAGAAATAAATATGTGGTATAGAATTATTATGTTTGGATTATGTGGATGGTATGGTGATCAATTTATAGATAAAGATCCGAATGTGACTGAAATAAATTCCAAAAAAGACTTAAAATATTTTATAGATAGCATTAGAATGGCTGGTGAATACTATGATACTGACCTTGACTTAGATGGTGTATATGAATTAACTCAACTGATGAGATACGGTTCTACTAAAGAGAATCACTATGGTTCATATTATATTAAGAAAAAAAGTGCTAAGGGAGGAAAAAACGATACATATATATATGATTTTCTTTCTGAATTTGGTGTAGAAGAATGGGGAGATGCGAGTATTGGTTTTAAACATGATATTCTACCTGCATTTCGTAGCGCGTTCTATAGTTTTATCTGTTTATTTTATGACACATATTGGGGTGAAGATTTATATAACCAAGAAGATTATGATGATATGGAAGATTCTGGTTCTAAGAGATTTGGTGAGAAGAAAATTAAAAGACCTGTTAAAAATTTATTAAAAAATAAATTAAGTAAAAAACAACCTAAATTTGTTAAAAGACTTAATAAGAAAACTAAAAAGAAATCTAAAAAATCTAAAAAAAAATCAGTTTCTAAATCTAAAAAAAAATCAGTTTCTAAATCAAAATCTAGATAATTATAGATTAGTTTTATTATCGAAAGAATAGAGAAATTAATAATATATAGAAGATTATGGAAATTAATATAAATAATAATACAATTGATTTATTATTAGGTCTTACAGATAATTTATCATACTCATTTGATTTATAATTCATGATGTTTTTTTATAAATTTTTAATTAAATAAATTCAAATTTATCTAATAGATGTGATAAGATTGGACCTGAGTATTCCTAAGCGCTCAATTTCATTATCTATTGTTTCACTAGTCAAAGGATCATGACATAATTCAACCATACTTCTAAGTGTTTCGATATTTTCACCATAATCTTTAGCTAGAGTTAATATTTGTATTTGCCATTTCATATTATCTAGTAATAGATAATCTGATATATATTTTTGTTGTTCTTCTTCCAATATAGAAATACCATATTCATTGAATCCACATATTTCAGATTTGTGAAGATCTTTCAATATATGAGCACATTCCTTATCTTCAACTGAAATATTGTTTTTAGTCATTGAACGTGTTTCCATTTTTAAGATTGTTTTTAAAATATAAAAATTTATTCCTTTTAATTTCAAATTTATAAATTTGAAATCAATGTTTGAAGATTATTTAGACAAATTAAATTGAATTAATACTAATAATCTATACTAAATCTTTAAGAATACTTGATAATGGTTCTCAAGAACAAGCATAATAGAGATCGTGTCAAGGACAAGGTCTCTGGACTGGCGAAAAAGAAGATTAAATCTCAATATAAAGGTCATAAAAAAGAGAACTATAAGAAAAAATCTAATAATTCTAATAATAAGGTAGAGATTAAATTTACAGAATGTAATATTTGCTATGAAACTGTAGAGGACACAGCAGATAATTCTATTGTATGTGGTGGAACTAAGAAACACACTATCTGTGGTGATTGTAAGGTCAAAATGGTTGGTAGCGATTGCCCTATGTGCCGTTCACATACAGTTCGCGCCCCTATTGCCAGAGACTATAATTTACCAATATGTCAGAAACTAAAGAAAGGAAAATCACCACATATCTCAGATATCTCTCGCATGTCTCCCAAGAATATTCGGAATAATCGTAGATCAGGACCATATATTGAGCCGTTTTATTATACTACAAATCGTATAATTCGCCAGCGTCGTCAGGCTGCAAGAAATCCATCGATTACATATGGTTCTACTATATATCAAACTAGTTCAGAAGGTAATATAATGATTACAGGTAATTATGTTACAATTTATCATTCAGATGGCAGAGTGATTAAATGTACTCGTGAAGAATATGAACAAAAAAATATTTGGGATATTTGGGTAGATAATGATACTGTTCGTCGCCTATATAATGGAGTTATTCCTGATGAAGAAGAATATTGGAATGAGTCAGATGGTGAAGGAGATTACATCTACTTGACAGATATTGATGAAGATTGATTGTATATTTTATAATTTAGATTACTTTTTATTAGATTTTTTATTTCTTTTAACTTTTCTAATAGTTTTTTTTACTCTAGATCTTTTTTTAGATATTTTCATTGGTTTTTTAGATTTTCTTTTAATAGATTTTCTTTTAATTGATTTTCTTTTAGATATCTTCATAGGTTTCCTTTTACTGACAGTTTTCCTTTTATTATTTCTCTTAATTGTTTTCTTTCTTAATTGTTTTCTACTTTTCTTGAGAGTTCTTGGGGATTTACCTTTAGATTTTTTACTTGGTTTGTTTTGTCGTTTAAGGGATCCTCCGCCTTTGATATTGTATGTTTCTTTCCCTATATTAATAAATATTCGAGCCATTAATATTTTATTATCTTTTCCATCTATTGGCATGGCCATAAATATAGTCTTTTCTCCATCAATATTTTCTAAAAGATGTTGGAAGTTATCTTTGAATTCTCGTGGTATTATACTATACCAATGTTTCAGGTAACTCTCGATGTCACCCGAATCATTTAAGGTAGTTTCTTCAAGATGTTCCACTAATGACTCATTAATTACTGTAAGTAATTTTAATATATTTTGTATATATCCCCCCAGGGAGCTCGGTGGTGGTGCTTGTGGTGCTGGTAATAACTTAAGTCTTTTAGGAGTCGGTGGTTGATACGCGTATTTATTCGTTTGTTTCTTGATTTCTTCTGATGACATACCTGGAGGCAAACTAATGTAATTTTCTATAAGTTTTAAGACGCACCTATCGTATTCCCCATCCAGTTCGATTTCCCTATCACTTTCATCAATATTTAGTTCAGCTCTTTGTAATAGAGCAGCAAATTTTTCATCTAAATTATTAAAATTCAAATCAAATATTTCGTATTTATCACCTTCATCCCACTCGGTCGGTTCCTCACCTCTTATAGTATCTCCAAACAGTTCAACCCCAAGTTCTGTTATATCAATAGGGATATTTATAAGGTCTTGTCCACTCGCTTGTCTTATTTTATAACAAATATAATATGATACAGCTAGTTCATCAAAATGTAAAAAATTATTGATATCATGTTGATTAAATTTAGATCCAGCGTCTTCCGTTAATTGCCTTATAAAATAAGCATACAAATGTTCCATTAAACATACGTATACTTCTACTTTCTTCAACGAACCATGATCACATGTAGCATCTCTCAATGCATCTTTTACATAACCCGAACGCATAGGGGAACTAATATCTTGACGGTGCTTGAAACTTAAAACCATCGCATCACATTTCCGTTCCAACTCCGTTATTACTTTTTCTAGATCAATAACTAATAATTCTGATTCTTCTAGTTTATTCTTTAATTTTATTTGATAGGATTTGATTTCTTCCGATAATGTGTTAGATTCTCTTAGATGTTCTTCAACCATGTCATTAACTATTAAACATACAAAGCACTCAAATGAATGACTTCGTCCTTCATGCATTATTGTTTCACATATTTTATATAAAGTGGCCAAATCATATGCTTTATCCATCTTATCATTAATAATTTTTAGTATTTTTATTTCTAGGAACTCTTCAGTTGGAAAACCTATTTTTCCTTGCTGGGGTTCGGCCTTTACATTTCTTAATATATTTACCATATCTTGTAACACATCTTCAATCTCGTTGCCTGCATTTAAAAATAATTCAATGAAATTGACACTTTTGAATTCAAACGGATAATATCCTTGACCATTACCACCATATTTAAACTCATAACCCATTTTATTACCGAGATATACATCTGATTTAATAAATGGTAATAAATTTAATTGACTAATACGTTCGCATCCATGTCCATCCCGTAAAGTTTTTAACCTATTAGAAACATCTACAAATTTGTTTAATATAGATATCCCCCCCGTTAATTTACCCCGTAGTTTCATTTCTAATATTGTATTTATCAAACTGTTGATATACATTTGACCGTTTAAAGGATTCCCTAATGTTACCCCCAAATTATATTGTCCATTAATCAATTCTAAGGCTGACCTTTTGCATTTTAGAACGCTCTCCTCCCATACACCATTATCATTACCATCATCTCTTAATGTTATCATAGTTTTGAATTCAGTCTCAAATTGCTTGTACCATGAGCAGTTGGTATCCACCTTTCCTAAATCATCAACGAAACGCGGTTCGGCAGCTTTCTGGTCATAACCGTTTACGTCAGCACTGAATTGTAATAGAGTAGCATATATAACTGCCTGTCCTGCTCTTGATGAAAATGCATTCAATAATTGATTAAATTTAATAGTCTCAGATTCATCAAGGGTAACGCCCGGCGTCAAATATTTTTTAAACAAATCTTCATGTATTTTATTAAATCCTAACAATTTATATAGTCCGACTTGGCCACCCCACTTATCTGTATGACATGCTGCCAACGTAAGTGCATTCTTGATAGATTCTAAAACTTTAATCCTTTCTTCTAGGGATTTATTAAATATATTAGCCGAAGGACCACTCTCCTCTATGTAGGTACCATATAAATTAGCTTTCCCTCTACCCAATCCATTTCCTTCAAATAATCGGTTGTATTCTTGATATGTTGTTGCAATCATTACTTGAAGGAGTTGTGCTCTCGTCTCGTTAGAATTAAGGTCGATTACCATAATAGTTTTGTTTGGATTTATTTTGCAATACATTTTTTTAAGATCGCTTTGAGCATTTAGTTGCTTTATATAATATTTATGTGTCTCCATAAGGACCGCCAAAATGTTAGCAACAGTAGACTTATTTATTTGTAGGAGTGCAGTCCTTTGGTTATGTGTCTCCAAAGTAGTTGTCAGTGCTTGGGGAAAACAATGGTCCCTTAAGTAATTTCTCCAAGTAACTAAAGTTGCATTATGTGGCAATCTAACCTTAAATCCAAAAGTTTCTAGAAGTGACTCAAAAGTGTTAGATTTATTGAAAGCTACATCCGACAAAATATTAGGATAACCCCAAACTGTTGGGTCAAAACTATACGTTTCACTAAATTCTGGAAAGGTAAAGGTTTCTTTTTTTTCTGAGTTTTTAATTAATACTGTTCCTCCACTTCCAATATCAGTAAATGTATCACATCTATCTATAGTATTAAATTTTTGACTGTCCCCATTATACCAATTTAATGTCAATTCTTTACCATCTAAAATCCATATACCACCAGAAATATTACTCTGATTTTTTTTTAGTTCAAAGCGAAAATTCGAATCAAAGTGTAATTGCTCTTCTTTATTTCCCTTATAATATAAAATTCTACTTAATAAAGGCAATAAAGAGATATCTTTCAAAAATATGGGATTTAAACCACCATCATCTAACCCTATATTTAACAATGATCCTTCATCAACATCTTTAAATCGGAGTCGGAGTGTATCCTCGGTTAGTTCATCGGTTAAATGAGTTGATAAATTTAACGTAAAACGATCACTAAAAACATTACTGAAAAAATGTTCATTAAAACCACACAGATATCTAGACTCTCCATGCTCAGAACAGTTGGTTTGGATACGTAATAACTTAGTAGGATCAGCAACCTCCAAGAACTTATTGACAACACATAAACACGTATTTAAATTAATAACCCCACCATTATTTTCTATTATCTGTCTAATACTAGCATGGAAAGATGAATGTAGTCCGTTACATATTGTTTGAAGTCCTTCTATTGCTCCAATCGGATTTACAGTAGTTGAAGGTATCGGAAGATCGTCTGTCGAAGTTAAAAATATTGGACCAATATTAATATTACCTCCCTGACTCTTCTGGTATACGGTTGCCGGTAGAAAACCAGATAGTAATCCTTTACCTTTTAAACCACCCATACCTGGTTTAATATAGGCTGAAGGAAATAATGGTTTACAAAGATCAAGAATTTTAAATACATCTTTTCCCTCATGTATATTTAACAATAGTTCCGCAATATTCCCTTCATTGAGTAAATTATTCAACTGTTCGTTTGTTAACCCTAAATGTACGGCTTTCCTAATGATATCACCCGCATTTACACTCATATCCACCATTGTCATTGTCGACTGTTCATGTCGTGAAGGACCACTAATCTTCGTGTCTGTATCATATTGACCTCCTGCCTTGATATATGCGTAACCAGCAGTCTTGTAGTCTGTTCTCTGGGTCGCGCCTTTTGAAGTCTGGAAAAGAACCTTACCCATTGCAAATGATTTTGTATCCTTAATACATAGTTCGAATACATTTGTGAGTGTATTAGTATCAGGTACACCAGCAATCCACATATTTACTCCATCCTCATAAAATCTCTTATATTTGGCCCATGAGTCAGCTGATGCACGGTCCTTTATAATTTTTAATGGGTGATCATCTTCTACGCATAAAACATCCAAATTTGGAAACAATGCTCTTTGCTTATAATCGATTGATTTACAATGACGGACACAACCAATAAGACCTGCTGTTATACTTTCAGATATTGGTATCCCCTTTATCTCATATTCATCTAGTTTTTTAAATAAACCTTCTATATATTCGGAAGTAAATTCTATTTCTTCTGCTCCCGCATCTGCTGCTGATGTTAGTGCACCACCTTGATCATCTAAACCTTCCATACCTGATCCGTATGATCCTGATGGTGGTGCTGATACTAAATCTTCATCATCTGAATCTACCATACCTGGACCACCTGCTCCTGATGGTGGTGCTGATCCTAAATCTTCATCATCTGAATCTTCCATACCTGGACCACCTGCTCCTGATGGTGGTGCTGATCCTAAATCTTCATCATCTGAATCTACCATACCTGGACCACCTGCTCCTGATGGTGGTGCTGATCCTAAATCTTCATCATCTGAATCTACCATACCTGGACCACCTGTTCCTGATGGTGGCGTATCACCTTCATCACCTGAATCAATTCTTTGCGAACTATAATCATCTTCATCATCAGATAAACTATTACCAAAGATACTTAAATCGGAATCATCCATCGAATCATCCATCGAATCATCCATTTTATAATATATACATATATAAAAAAAAATAAATAAATAAATAACTATAATATTTAAAATAAATAACTACATTTACTTGACAGATATTGATGATTGATTATAGACAATGTCTATAATTGTAAACAATTTATGATTTTTAATAAAATTGTTTTTCTTTAGATTATATTTTTTTTTAACAATCTGGCAAAATCTATTAGCAGCACGGCGTTTGAGGTATTTCTTTCTATTCCTAATTTGTTTTTTTTCATTCTTAATATTTTCAGCATTAATACCACTATTTAGATCATATTCTTGATCAAGCATTTCTTCACTAGTCATTTTAGAAACTAGCATAGCCTCTTCTTTCTTTTTAAGAAATTCTAAATTCTTTACCTTTTCTGCTTCAATGATATTTTTAAGAACAATAATTCTTTTCTTCGCATGCTCAATATCTTCAGGAGATACCTTACCTAGACGAATCTTTTTCTCTTCAGCGCGAAGTTGTTTTTCAACGGAGGAAAGTCCCATATTATTTATCAATTAATGATTATTTTTAATGTATAAAATTTTAAAAATTCAATTTTCAAATTTAAAAAAAATAATTATTATCAACGATAATTAATTTAATAGTTCTCAAGATCAAAATTATAATTATTCTTTAAGAATCGGCGAAGTGGATGATAGCAAGACATTCCTGCATGCACCCGAATCTCTAAACCACCCTCTTTACTAATAGAATATTTATTCTTGGATTTAGGTAATGGAACACATGTGAATCCATTTTTCTTTAGAGGTGAAATTACAGAATGAATAAATTTAGTATTATAATGTTTCCCAGCCATTTTATTTACTTAACCTTTAAAGTAATTTCAAATTTATTCACCATACATCTGAATCTCTCCAGGAACGGGCCCAATTATCTTTGAATGAGTATTTATCATAATAATTACGATCATGAACGATTAAAATATCTTCCCAATCATTATCAGTATTGTTGTAAATATATAGAATTAGTGTAAGAATCATGAAGAATGTGTATTTCATATTATTTTATTTATTATCAATTATTTTTTAATTAAAATATAATAAAAACAAAATCAAATTTAAAAAACTAAATTTGAATTAAAGATTAAAAGATATATATAAATAAATAAATATGGCATTCTTAAGAAAACAAACAACAGAAGGAAGTATAGGATTGTTATATTCTATTATTCAAAAATGTATTCGGAGAGGAATGGAAGAAGAATGTTTATATTATTCAGATATCTTATTTAAAGAAGGGACACCTAATTCTTTAAGAAAACGATTAGTATATGTTACGAATGAAGATATCTGTAATTTAAAACTATCTAATGAGATCATGGAATGTAGTGATGAAGATCTATATAAATATGTAGTATTATGTTGTAGAATGAAGAAAACGCATGATTCTGCGTGGTTAAGTAGATTATCGCTTCATTATGCTATGAACAATATTGATACAGATAATGAAGAATTAATTGAGGCTATTAAAATGACAGAATTTATTAGAACAGATAATTATAAAAAAGTTCGTGAATATATTGGGAAAGAATATAATAAATTATATTCATTTAGTGGTAAGAATAATTTAGTATGGGCTTCATATATTATGATAAAACGAAGACCTGAACTAAATCAAGAATATTCATTAGATATTGATTTAGATAGTATAGAGAAAAGAAAATTTAGTAATATTCCTTTCTGGGTAATGGATAAACACGTATCTGGAGGACAGAAAGGATATCAATTTTTCTTTGATAATTCATTAATAGTGAATGAAAATATTTATGAAAATGGTGATAAATATGCGGAAGAATGTATGAAAGTATATTTAGAGGATGAAAAAAATATAGGTAATGGTAAAACTAAGATATTATATAAATTATGGAAAGAAGGTATAAAGGATATACCGGATATATATGAAAAGAAAATACCAGGATATAAAGATGTAGTACAAATACAACTAATTACTAGTAAAAATAAACCACCTGTATATTTTGTGACATCTTTAGATGATAATAAAAAGTATGTTTTGAAAGGACCAATGACGATTAAAATAAGAAAACAAATAATGAGAACAGAAAATATTAAGAAAGATATAGGATTAAATCATTTAAATGTAGAATTTATAAATATATTTAATCAGAATTGGATGAGAGCGGATTCATTATTAGATTATGATTTTAATAAGAAAGAATTAAAAACAAGTAAATTAGAAAAGAATGTATATATTTATAATGGTGTAAATAATAATTATAATTTTGATAATATAAATGAAGAAAATTTTATGGAGTTCTTTAAGAATTATATATTTAGATTGATAGTTGGGACGAATGATCATTGTAGTAGAAATTTTATTACAGATGGAGTAAATGTATATAGTATAGATGATCATTGTTTAGATTTAGAGTTTGATGATTTATTAAATATTAAAATGAAGAAAGATATTAAAGAAAAATGTAAAGAATATATAATTTTAAATAAAAGTAATATAATTGAAATATTAAATAAATGGAGAAAAAGATTTATTAATGAAAATATGATAAAAAGAATTGATAAAATAATAAGTATGGTGTAAATTTGAAAATTAAAATAATTAAATTTATAAACAAAATAATAATAATGTCTGGTGTAGCAAATGGAACACGTATCAGACTTTCAGACAACACTTTTAAATATATTGAGGATCTAAAACCTGGTGATGAAGTTCTATCTGTGAATATAGTTAATGGTATAGAATATATAGATACTGATATTATTTCAAAAATATTAGTTCATAAATGTAATAATGGACTAGAGAAACTAGTAAAGTTAGGTAATCTTCTTATTACACCATATCATAAAATAATAGATTTTGGATCTAATGAATGGCTAGATCCAGTAGATATTTATAAGAGTAAATCAGAAGAATGTAAAGAAATATATAATATCATGTTATATAATAAATCAGAAGGAGTATTAATAGAGGATTATGTAGTAAAAACATATGATATTGAGGATAATATTATTCAATTACATATGGCGAATTTATAATATATATATTAATATATAATGAAATCAGTTAATAAAAATATATTTATGGGATTTTTGGCAGGAACAGGTGGATTTTTAACAGCATATATATTATTAGGATTATTTACAGCCCTTTTTTTTGGTATAGGATATTATATTATAAATAAGTATAATAAAAAGGGGACTAAATTATTAAGAGAAATTCAACCAATGCAATATTTAGGTTTAGTATTATGTATTATAGGAGTTTTACCATATATTCAATATTTTTTTATGGGATTTTTAGGTGAAGCTGGAGCCACATTATTTGATGAAATGTTTTAATGACTATCACCAATATTATGTATTTTTTTATTTATATTAAAAGATACATTATTTATTCTAAAATTATTATTAATATTAGGATTTTGTGCGGATTCTAAAGATATATCAGTTTTTCCACCAACATTAAATACAATTACATGATCATCTATATCAGATAGAGTAAGGTGAGCAATTAAATATTTATTAGTAGTAGATAATAGTGTAAGTGGTTCTTCTAAAAATAAAGCACCATTATCAACTATTAATGGATTAGATATATCCCAAGAATTATAATCAATACCTATAGTAGATAATCTACCCATAATATCCCCATCATCAATTTGTATTGTGATCCAAGAATCATATTTAGATTCATCATATCTTTTTAATAATATATTATTAATTCCTCCTATATTTGCTCCAGAAAATAGATTTACTTGATATGCTTCAGGAATAAACATATTATTTAAATCATCACCATATAAAATATAAATATTCTTGGCATCACCTCTTAATAATAATGATAATTCATATGTTGTATAAGAAATTAATTTAGATTCTGTATTGACTTCAGATATTTGAGTGCAAAAAAATTCATTACAATCGATACTGTCCTCACAATAACATATATCATTATATTTAATAAGAGTTTTATCAGGTTCACATATAGTATATAAATCACAATTATTATTCATTTCATTACATTCTACAAAACAATCTATATTTTCACCCATAATTTGTCTATTTATACAATTAATACAGACCTCTGTAATCATCTGAGAATTTACATATAATAAATTTAATAATATATTAAATAGTTTCATTTATATATAATATAATTTTTTTTATTTAAATGAATAATCTTGAATAAGTTATTCAATTCATATTTTTATAATATATATTATAATATATTATATATGGTAGGAGGATTATTACAATTAACTGCTAAAGGTGCTCAAGATATATATTTAACTGGGAATCCACAAATTACTTTTTTTAAAATTGTATATAGAAGACATACTAATTTTTCTATTGAATCTGCATTACAAACATTTGATGGTGCTGCTTCTGATGGTGGAACAATTACATCAACAATAGCAAGAAAGGGTGATTTATTATATAAAATTTATATAGAGCAAAAAATTCCTACAGGAATACCATTTACTGAAACTCTAAAGAATTATGGATATGATTTTATAAAAGAAGTATCTTTAAGAATTGGTGGTCAATTAATAGATAGACATACTAATAATTGGTTAGAAACTTATGCTGAGATTACACAACCGAATGAATATGGTAATTTTTCATCAGCACATAATGCCTTATTTATGAATTCAGCACCTAATATTGGTCCAGGACATACTTTTGGAAATAATGTATCACATACAGCAACTAAGTTTCAATCCATGACTATGGCTGGTGGAGTTGATTCATATAAGTTTATAAACCATTTTACTAATTCCACTGTTGATAATACTATACCATCTGATAAAACACCTATAATAATACCTAATAAACAACAAGTAACACCATATTATACATCTACACTTATAAAGGATGATTCTTCTTCATTAGCACCTTTTTATTATTTAACAACAGATAGTGATAATGAAAATAAAATAGCAATTAATGATTATGCTGAATATTTATATAATAATGAACATCATTATATATATACTCCATTACAATTTTGGTTTTGTAGAAATATAGGATTAGCATTACCATTAATTGCTTTACAATATAATGAAGTTGATGTCGAGATAAGAATAAAAAAATTAATAAATAATAATATAATACTTGAATTATATGCTGATTATATATTTTTAGATACTGATGAAAGAAGAAGATTTGCTCAGATATCACATGAATATTTAATTGAACAAATACAAATAAGAAATGGTTCTTCAGAAGAAATACATCAAATATCTTTTAAAAATCAAGTCAAAGAATTAATATGGGTTAGAGGTGATGGTAAAAAAGCTGATTATGATGGTCCATTATTAGGTAAATGGTATATACAGATAAATGGTTATGATAGATTTTCTCCAAGAGATATATCATATTTTACTAAACAACAAATAAATGATTATCATACAGGTTATGGAGGAGTGACTGAAAGAAATTCTATAGCTGTATATTCATTTTGTTTAAATCCTGAAGATCATCAACCATCTGGAACAATTAATTTATCTAGTATTAATAATTTTAATCTTGTTTGTGTTCCAAGAGATTCAGAAGATATATCATCACAACATATTACAATATATGCTGTTAATTATAATGTATTAAGAATTATAGCTGGACAAGGTAAATTAGCATATACTAATTAATTATATTTAAACTAATTTAAATCTACATAATGGACAGCTTTTTTTATTATTATTGAACCATGGTTCTAAACATTCTTTATGAAACATATGATTACATTTTAATTTAATTAATATATCATTCTCTTTATATTTTTCTAAACATATACAACATTCATTTTCAGGTAAATTATTTAATACTACTATATTATCTAATTTATCTATATTTATATTTTCTGTTAAACTATTATCATTATTATATCTTCTATTAAAATAATCTACTAATTTTAAATATGTATAATTACCTATATATATAAATGTTCCTGTCATAAAACTTATTAATAATACTGATGTAAATATCCCATTATATCCATTGTCATAATCAACTACTGTAATATTCATATCATCTTTATCAATCATATTATTTATATTATCATGATTATTTATATTATCAAGATTATTTATATTATCTTGATTATTCATATTATCATGATTATGTTCATTGTTATGATAATGATAATCGTAAAAATTCATTATACTTATATATAAAATTTATATTTAAATTATTGAAATCCGTTATATTTAATAATTATAGTCCTAATATTCTTATATATAAGAAATAATGATTGTCTAATAAATAAATATTTATCTTTATTTAAATTATTATAAATATTAATAGAAACTTCATATATTTCATTAAATATAGATAATTTATTTATAATATTATTATTAATTGTTCCACTTTTATATTCAGTATTGATATTTAATGAATTTATTAATTTATAAATATTATTTAAAATATAAATATCAGTATCTATTTTATTCATAAATAAATATGATTCAATATTATCTAATTCATTAATAAATTTAGTTGCATTTATATATTTTCTTAGATACCATAATAATTTATTATTATCAACTTGAATATTACAATTAGAAATAGCTCTATCTGGATTAATAAAATAATCAAAAACTTTATTAATATTATCTGATTTTATATTTTTATTAATTTTAGATAGAATTTTATAATTAGTATTAATATTATTATTAGAACCAGATATATTAGGTAAAATACCTTTCATTAAAGATAAATAATCAATATTTCCATAAAATATAACATTACCTCTATTATCTTGACCTCTTCTACCGGCACGACCACTCATTTGTTGATAATCTTCATTAGTAAATACATTATTACCATCATATTCCATTAATGTAATAGTTCTAACAGGTAGATCTATACCCATACATAAAGTTCTATCTGATACTACAACCCCAATTTTTCTTTGAGATAAAAGTTTTTGTAATATCCATTTATATTCATCAGGCATAGTTTCAATATATAATCCTATACCTCTTTTTAACATTTGAAATATAGGATGTTCATATGATATTTTAACACCTAAAGTTTTCATAATTTCTCTTCTAATATCTCTAATAGTTTCACCTGACATAGGTTCATCCATTGTGAAACAAAAATCTTCATGTTTTTTAAATATATCTTGTTCACAAAATTCAGGATTATCAATAAAGTTTTTATATTCATTTTGTAATTTTTTTTTTTGAATATTTTTAATCACTTTATCTACATTAGATCTATTTATATCATTTAAACAACTTAAATAAAATTTACTAATATCTTCTTTATATTTTTCTTTATATTTTCTATCATAATTTTCTAATTTAGTATTAATATCTGTTGAAGGATCTTTAGATTTTTTATCTATTTTAATATTATTTTTGAATTTTTCTCTTTCTTCTAAATACTTATCATATAATTCTTGTTTTTTTTCTAAAATTATATAATGGAATGGATAATATAAATTTTCTGATTTAGCTAAGTTTTCATAGATATAATAAAATATATCTTTACATACTTCAACATTAGTATTAAATACAATCATAGGTAACATATCATTTTTCTTACATTCTCTTAAAAATGGTATAATATTTTCTTTATCATTTTTATAATTATTACTTTTAAGATTATCTAAAATCTCATTAATATTATTATTAGATTTATTATTAATTAAAAATTGTTTTAAAAACATTTCATATTTAGAACAATCATCAAGAGTTAATAATTTATTTTCTTTAAAATATTCATCAGGAGACATATTTTCAATTATTGTTTCATATTCTTCATCAGAATCATAAACATCATCAATACATTCCCATAATTTAGCACAATCATTTGGTGTAAAAGATAATGAATTATTTATAAAATTTTCATTTAAATCTTCTATATTTGTAGAACATAATGGATGAATTGATTCTAAGGTTTTATTATTATAAATCCATCTTTGATGATTAATAAATCTTTTATTATATTCTACATAATGAATTTTTTTATTATTATTATTAATATTATTAAATATATTTTTTAAAAATTCAATATTACCTATAGTAGCAGATAATGCTAAGAAATTACATTGTAATATTTTAATTAAATTTTCATAAATATCACCATCATTATTACTATTAAGATTGTGAATTTCATCGAATACAGCATAATCAAAATGAATACCTATTTTATATAAATTATTTTCAATTTCATAAGGTGTTCCGATAAATATATTAGTTTTATTATCAAATGAATTTTTAGATAAATTATCAACTAAATAATGGACTTTATATCCCATACGAATAAAATGAGAACCTACTTGATATGCGACAGGTTTAGCAGGACATACATATAATATCTTTTTATGAATAATACCAGTGCTCATAGCAATCCATGTTTTACCGGCTGATGTAGGTGCTTTAACAATACATGATTCTTTTTTATTAACAATATTGATAACGTCTTTCTGCCAATCATCTAATTTCTTTTCAGGATTATCCCAAAAATTTAATGGTGGTAATAGATATCCTAATTCTTTCATCATATAAAGTTTATATTCATATTGTTGTAATTTATCACCAATAGTTATAATTAATTCTTTATAATCATTCTTTTCAGTATCTTTTAATTGATAATATAATGAAATAATAAAATTCATATATTGTTTTTTATGTTTATGGGTCCAATAAAAATCTAATAGAAGATATTTCATTTTTTCAATACCTTCTTTAGATTTTAATAATTTAATAGAATTAAATGGATTATTGATATTTTTATTATCAAATAAAAAATCCACTTTTAATAGATCATCTTTAATTTTAATTAAAGCATGTTTCTTCAGATTTTCAGCAATAATTATATCTTTTTTTTTAATAACTTGTTTTTTAGGTTTATTATTTTTATTATTATTTTTAGGAATATTAGTAATAGTATCTTCGATGATATGTTTTAAATTATTATTAAGAGTGTCAGATAAATCTCTTATAAAAACATTGAAATTATTTTTATCAATATTTTGTTTTAATAATAGAGGATCCATTTGTTAATTACAATTATAAAAGATAAATTATGTTTAAATAGTAAATTAAAGATTATCTACTTGTTTAAACTTAGGAACAAAATTAGCATTAGTCTTATCAATTTTATTAACATCTATTGGAACAATACTTGCAATATCATTTAGTTTACTTTTAATATCACCGATACTATTATTATTATTATTTAATAATTTATATTTATTACTATTAAAACCGTTTATATTTTTATTATCTTTTATATTTTTATTAATATTTTGAATATCATTTTGTAATCTAAATATATTTAAAAGTAAAAAGTTAAAAAATATTATAATTACTATAATATAAATAGTTTGATAATCTATTTTCATATATATTATATGTTAAAAAAAATCTATATAAAAAATGGTATAATATTTGTATCTGAAAAAAAAAATATGGAAATTAATTATAATATAATAAATAATTATGATAAAAATAAAAATAAGAATGATATAATAAAAGAATATTATAAAAGTAAGGGGATGATATATAATTAAACATCAATTTTCATATTAAACATGCCCATAAATTTAACTATAATATATGTTAAACATAATAACATTACTACACCATAAACTTTATCCATTTTAGATAGATCATTTATTAAGTCTCTAATAGTTGTGAATGTAATAATAGTTTGATTATTTTTAAATAATTTATAAAATAGAGATTTAACTAATATAGATTTTTTATGTTTTTGTTTATTTTCAGGACATGATTTATTATAATTTTGTATTTTATCTAATATATCAGGAATATGTTTAGATAATCTATTAGAGATTTTCATAAATTCATTATCATTTATTCCTATATTTTGATATTGTAATAACATTATTACCATAATATAATCATTTAAATCAGGTTGTTCATCTTCACAATATCCATTATCAATACCATAACCCATATTTATCATTAACGTTTCAAACTCAGTTTTATCTAGAGTTGATATTGTGCGAATTAATAATTCAATATAATCTAATGCTAATGTATTAGAACCTAATTCATGGAAATTTTGAATATTATCAAATACATCAGGTATTTCATCAGGTATTTTATCAGAATCTAAATTAGAATTAATATTTGTTATAATTTCTTTCAATGTATATAAAGGAGACCCATTAAACATTTTAGTATTTACTTCATTCAATATACTTGTTATAGAAGGTGGTAATGTTCCATCACCTGGTGGTTGGGGTGGGGGTATTATTGGTGGTGCTGGTTCTAGTTCTGGTGCTGGAGCTTGTTCTTCTTGACCCTCTAGTAAATTATAAGAAGATATATCTAATAATAATTTATATGTAATAATACCAATAAAAAAAGATATTAAACATTTTAATAAAAAATATTTATCCATATATATATAATATTATATTTTTTTAATATGCGAATGATTCTAAAGATTGTGTATATGGATTATTTTTAAATGGTGTTAATAGATTAGGATCTGAAAATCTATCAGCAATAGAAGAATCATTTAGTTTATCTTTAAAGTGAGTAAATTCACAAGTATCTTTTTCTAAATATTCAGGATTCATTCTATCATAATGAGTTTGTCTGTGATTATAATAATCACTTTCATTTTTCTTAACTTCAATATTATATGTTTCTTTACTATTATAATATTTACTTCCTTCAGGAACAGGATATCTACCTTGTGCAATAATTTCTTTAGTTGCATTAGTTTCCATATTATTGTAGTTATCATGATTAACAGGTTGACCTACTTCTGTTCCCCCTGGTCCCATATAGTTTCGATCAGATGAAGTAAATTGTTTTTTAGTCTTTTTAATTTCATCATATAATCTTTCTGTAGGCATATCCATACCACCATTAATATATCCGTTATTTTTAGAATCAATAGTAGTTTGTTTAATAGTTTTCTTTAATCCATCCATTAAACCTATTGTATGGTCTTTAACTTCTGTAGAAATATTACTATCATATGTTCTCAAAGTTGTTACATCTCTTTCATTAGGATACATTTGATATGAACTTTTAATTGTATCGTTATTAGATTGATCTACTTTAACACCAGCATTTCTCATACTATCTGTAGCAAAGTTTTGTCTAGTAGATGTAGCATATTTAGATCTATATTCTGGGGCTTCATGATCACCACCTGTAGCTATACCAAATTCACCTTTATTAAAGAATTGTCTATTAGTATTTGGCACAATTTGTTCAGGTCTTTCAGACTTAGCAATATATGCTCCTGTAGTTGTCAACCATTTATCAGGTGAATTAAAATAATCAGTTTCAGGTGTATGTTTAAATACTTGACCTATTTTACCTTGTTTTTGCTCACCTTTACCTGATAAAATCCTACCATCATATGATTGTTTTTGATTATTTAATGTTCTTAAATTATCTACATTATTATTTTCATAATATTTCCTACTTATATTAATATTTGCAGGATCTTTTTCATCTATCTGTGATACTTGTATTTGTTCAAATGGTAATACATTAGTCATTTTATTCGAAACATACATATTATCTTTCATATCATCTGTATATGATTGTTGTCCATAAACATTTTGTGATTTATATTGTTCAAAAAATGGTGTTTGTTCTCTTTTCTGTATTATATAATCTGAACCTCCTTGATGTCTTGATAAATGTCTATTATCATTTAAATCTATATTTGGTGGTGCTTTACTAAAAAATGGTTCTAATTTAATACCTTGATCATTTACTAAAAAATTATCCTTATTAATTTTAGCACCAGCCGAATTACTATATATAAATTCTCCATCTGAATTATCATTATCTTCTGAATTTAAATAATCATCTATATTTTCATAAGTTATATTTTTAACACCTGGTATTTTTACTGTTTTATAATTATCATATAAACTATTTGAATGTTCTTCATGCTTATTAGCATCATGAAAATAATCTGTATTATATGCTTGTTCTTTAGTTAATACACTATTATTATTATTATTATTATCATCATCATCATCATCATTATTATTATTATTTTTATTAAGTAAATAACCAGCACCTAATATTCCTAATAAAATACTTGCTTCCATATTATTATATGTATATAATAAAAAATAAATTAAAAAAAATTAATAAAAAAATTTAATTATACTTAACAATCTTTTTCTTCATCTATAATTGTTTGATAAGTATCTTCGCCTAATCTTCTAAATGGTTCAACAGCATATTTCTGTGGATCATGATATAATTGATAAAATCTATTTTTAGCTAGACCTCTAAGTTCACTAGGTGGATTATTTAATAAAGTGCTTTCTTCATGAAAAAATCCATCAGGTAAATCTTTATAATTTACTTTTTTATTAGGATCTGGTTTATATTTTTTATTAGGATCATTACTATTAACATTAACTATATTTTTTAAATCAGATTCAGTATCGACTAAAGACATATCACAATTAATAGATGCTCCCATTTTCTGTAATCTGACAGTAGGTGCCCATGGATATGCTACACTATTTAATTTCTTAGATACATCTAACATATATAATCCAGTTCCCATAGATTCTTTATTCAATTGTTGGAATTGTTCCTGTTCATTCTTTAAATATAAATCGTTCATATTATATTATATTATATATAATTATTTAATTTACAGCATTTAATTTAGAATTATTATTAGAATTATTATTATTATTTTTATAATTACATCTTTGTTTGTAATCTAATTGTTTAAACATGTCTCTAGAATTCAAACCACCTCTCACCCATCCTTTACTATTATCTTCAGGAATAATATGTTGAGTATTTTGAACTTCTTTAGATAATCTAGGAATCATTGGAGTATAATAATTACCTATAGATACTCCTGATAATACATTACATGCTCTGTCACCAAAACTAGTTAAATTACCACCTTGAATAATAGATTCAGTATCAACATTATGTGCTCCTTTACCAAAATATCCAGCATTATATTGTTGAGGTAATTGATTTCTATAATTTTTATTTGTTAATAAATCAGATCTTAATGCTGAATCATTATCTATTAAACATCCACCCTCACCCATCCATCCAACTCCAGCACTAAAATTAATAGCTGGTTGAGATAACTGTAAATCTCTCGCTGATTCTAATCCACATTCACAACCATACATATTATCTAATTCTCTTCGTCCTGGTCCTAATCTTTGCTCATTATCAATAGTTGTAGTTCCAGAATCATATTTTAAATTACTTTGACCAAATAATTTAAATGAATTTTTATCAATAGTTTGGTTTTGACAACTACTTTCTTTAAAATCAGAATTTACTTCATTAAAATTGTTATAATTAGACATTATTATATACTTATAAAATATATTATTTTATATTAATAAATTAATTATTTACCTCCACCCGGACCACCTGAAACATCCTGAGTGCTCGGTAGATTAACTGAACATTGTATTCCATTACCTTCTTTACATGTTGGAGGTCTACTATAACACCACTCAGCAAATGAACCTTGATCATTAACTATAGAATTTACAGGCATCGTATAAAATTGTCTATTACCATGTTCTTTACCATATATATCAAATTGATCAGTATATAATCCATCTTGATAATTAACTCTCTCTAATTCTCTAATTACACTATTATTATATGAAGAACATGATTGTTCCATATTACCTGTGGTATAATCCATAAAAGTAGGATTCATAAATGGATTATCTTTAGTTGGCATTTTACATCCCTGAACACCACTATTATTATTTGAACTTATATTTAAATTATTATTTACATTATTTACATTATTATCATTAGATTCACTTATATTATGAATATTTTTATAATAATTATATAATAAAATTGTAAGTATCCCTACAAATATAGGAACTACTATATTATTAATATTCTTTTTCATTAATGTAACTATAATAAAATAATAAATTGATAATCTAAATATGGCATTTAATTTACTATTAAATTTCATACCAGACATAGGTATTACCTCTAAAAAATGATTTTTACTAAATATAATTGATAAATCATTTATCCAAAAATTACTCATATATATATTATATATAATTATTAAAATAAAAAATTATTTCTTATTGTTTTTATTATTTAATTTATTTTTTAATCTTTCTCTAACTACATTAGGATCATGGTTTCCACCATTATTTGTAGTTTGATTATTAGATGGTTGATTATTAGATGATTGATTATTCATATTTTGAAACATATTCATCATACCACTTAAATCAGGCATACCTGGATTATCATTATTATTACCAGTATTACCAAACATATTCATCATACCTTTCATCATATCATTATTATTCATTAATCCCGAGGCTTCACCTAATAGTGCATTACCATCCAATTCATTATTACTAATTTTATCTGTTAGAGTGCTATTAATTTTTTGAAAAATATTCATCATATTTTCAGGTTTCATAAATTCTGACATACCATCTTCACCCATTTCATCTAAATTTAAATCTTCTGTAATTTCTTTCGCTAAATTACCTATACTTGTATTATTTATTAAATTATCCATATCATTTAATTTATCTTTATTATCTTTATTATCAGGTGAATTACCATCACTACCACCGGATTGTTCATCTGTATTATTCTTTAGATTTTCATTAATTTTTTTTATTTTTTTCATATCTTTTAATGTTTTTTTATCTTTAATTTTTTCTTTAGATTCAATAGATTTTAATACTTCATTAATTTGATCATTAGAATTTTTAGAAATGTTAATTAAACAAAATGATTGTAAATATTTCCATATATTTTCTTTAGTTCTATCACTAATTCCTGAATCCCAAATACTTTTCATAGATATTTCTTTAATTAAATATAAATCATCTGTAAATATTTCAGAATTTTTATTTGTTATACTATCACTATTAGAATCAATTAAATCTAAAAATTCTTTAATAATTTCATTTTCATCTATATTTAAATTATCTAATTCTAAAATATCATTATAATTTTTATTAAGACTTTCTTTATGTTCAGGAAATACTTTCATTATATCATTTATAAATCCTTTAAACAATGTTAATGTTTTATCATTAAAATCCATTATATATATTAAATAAATATAATATAAGAATTATACGCGATTACATACCTCCTCTATTTTTCATCATTTGTTCATAAGCATTATTATCAAATCTACTAGGTTTTTCACCTTTAGTTGAAGAATCATTATTAGGTCCTGTAGGTTTCTCTGAACTATATCCTTCATCTAAAAAACAATATCCTTGCATTAAATTATTATTACCTGTATCATCACTAATATTTTCATATAAACAATCTTCACCTAAACATATACCCATAATTTCACCTTCTTCTGGTGGTTTTTCTATTTGTTTCGCAGGATTACCTTGTTGTGAATTATTTTGTTGATGTTGCATATTTAAATCGGGTTGTCTCATACCATTCATCATATCTCCCTGTGGTTTAGTTCCCATAGGTGGTTGCATATTCGATTGTTGTTGTTGCTGTTGCTGTTGTTGTTGATTAGGGACCATACCATTCTCTTTCATGTGATGTTGATTAACACTATCTATTAAATTATACATTCTTTCATCAAAATATAATTCACCATTATATGCTAATGTAGGGACTGATGTAATATAATTAGGTATTTGTATAGATTCTACATCTATAATATTAAAATATTGAATTAAATATTTATTATTATAAAAAACAATTAATAATTTTTTACAATGAGGACATTTTTTACTAATGTAGATATCCATTTATTTCTTTATTAATATTTTAAATTATTATAATAAACATAAATTTGAAATAAATATTAAAAATATAATTATATAATATATATAATGGATCAATTTACGTGCGAAATCGAAAAAAAACCCACTTCTACTGATAATAAATTAGATTTAGATATTAAAGGTAATGAATCATATGGTCTAGATAAGACTATTGTAAATGCTATTAGACGCACTTTACTATCAACCATCGAAACTTATGCTTTTAGAACTACATATGAAAATTCTGATATTATTATAGAAGTTAATAATACTTCTCTACATAATGAATTCTTATTAGATAGAATTGGTTTAATACCTTTATATTTAAATCCATTAGATGTAATAGATAATCCATTAAAATATTTATTTGTATTGAATATTAAACATGATAATTCTAATCCAGTAACTATAATTACAGCAAATGATTTTGAAATATATGAATTAAAATCATCTGTAATGAAAAGTGCTGATTATCAAAATGGATTAATTACTAATATCGATAAAAATAATTATGATATGAGTAAACAAATCCCTAATAAAAAGAAACAAGAAATATTTAGACCATTTCAAGATAAATATTACTCTATAATTACTGAAATGAAATCAACTAATTCTGAAGAAAATCCTCAACAATTAGTATTATATGGTTCTCCATCTGTATCTATCTCTAAAGAAGATGCTAGATGGCAAGCTGTCTCATGTGCTTCATATTCATATAAAACTAATGAAGAACTATTAAAAAATGTAATTCAAGAAAAAATATTATTAAAAGATATTGAAGATATAGAAACATTTAAAAATGAATTTATTATTAGAGAAGGACCAAGATATTATCATAGAGATAATCAAGGTGAACCATATTATTATAATTTCACTATAGAATCACAACATTTCTTACCAGAAAGAGAATTATTTATTAGAGCAAATGAAATTATTATTGAATCTTTAGAAGGATTTAAAGAAGAATTAGATAAAGTTGTGGAAGAAGAACCATCATTAATAAAAATGATATATAATAAAGGTGATAAACAGAATGTTATTAATATGTTAGTAGAAATGCAATATGTAATTGATAAAAAGATATGGCATGGATTTGACGATACATTAGGATCTATAATTCAAGCACATATGTCTGGAAAAATGATTAATGATAATTCTGTTCTAAGTCTATGTGGATATAAACGAACTCACCCATTAGAAAATAAAATATTATTTACTATGTCTATGAATAATTATGAAGATTTAGATGTAAAAGGTAAAACTAATAGTATTATCCAAGCATTTAAAGATTGTTGCCAAGAATTAACACATATTTATAATACTATTATTAAAAGTATTTAAAAAAATATATTTAATAATTATTATTTTTTAAAATTAACTATAAAATTTATAAAATAAAAAAATTAGATGAAAAATAAATAATAATTATTTTATAATACAGTATTCTTTATTTTTAACTACTTATTGATTGATCAAGTTGCTTGTGCAATCATACCATTGCCTTATTTGTTCAGAGTTGGCTAGTGGGCAATACTCGTTACAACTATCTTGTTCAGAGCATGGCATTGCAGCACCGTAAGCCGGTGCAGGTGCTACAGGTGATGGTGCTACAGATACCGGTGCTACAGGTGCCAGTGCGACAGGTGCAGGTGCTACCGGTTCTAAATTAATCGGTGGCAAATTTTCTAGCAAATTTTCTGCGGTTATTGTTTGATCTGAGACCACTTGTGGTGTATTATATTGATTGGGTCTAGTTAGATACACCGTTCTTTGATGATTACAAAAATCTCGAACATCATTATTGACAGTTATATCATTAAAATGAACATCAGATTGAATAATACTATTAAGCACCGTACCTTCTTGTTCAGGACTCTCTAATGAACCACAAGGAGTATTAAACCAAATTCCTCCACTTTCCCATGCACCGGTATCATTAATATCACAACAATTTTTTGCGACAGTAAATCGGACCCGGGCACTATCTTCAGATTCATTATACACGGAATCTACAAAAATAGGTGTTTGAATGCGTTGTTGATCATACAGTTCCTCTCCTACCTTTGCTGCCGTACAATTCCCTGCCCAATAATTATATAAATGTTCATTGGTGTCCATCCCCCCCCCATATCCTATATCCAAACAAGTTCTACACCCCCCCCTCGCTTTATTCCGCACCGTACCCACTTGATCAACGCTTCCTACTGGACCACACCCCCCATTAATATCTGAGGTACAATTTGACCCCCAATAATCACCCAATTCGGTGGCACTTAAATTTTCGTTTGCTCCGTTCAAACATCTCTTACATTCATCACCAGTTTTTAATGTATTATAGATCTCAGTTATTATATCTGGATTTTGATCATGTGACGGCACCGCACCACACTGTCCCTCAACTACCTTACAACCACAAACCCCTTTCAACATATGAAATAATAACATACCTAGAATTAGCGCAACAACACAACACATTATTGTTTGATTATTCATTTTATAATATAACATAGTTTTTTTTTTTCGTTAATTAAAGAATTAAATTAACTATAAAAATCAATAATAATTTAAAATAAATGTAAGTCTTTTAATATTCATTTTTTGTAAATAATTATTAATTACTTTATAATTAATTTTTAATTCTTTATTAGATGATTTATAAATATCATGTAATTCATATATTATCGGTTTTAATTGATATGGCACATCCTTCACAACAATATTCTTTTTTATAAAATGATTACAATAATTACTATATAATTCATTCCTCATTATTTCATATTTATTTCTATATAAATTAAATATTTCTTTATCATCTTTATATACTTTCAAATATTCATCTAGATTTCTTTGTTTATATAATGTTAAAAATATAAACATTTTATTATTTTGATTTGGTCTTAAATCAAAAATATATTTATAATCTTCCGTAATATAAACGTGTCTATCACCATTAATAATAATATTATATCCTTTATCATATTTTTCAATATCTTTTTCTTCTTTCTTCAGTTCATAATAATTTTTATATGTTTTTGAAATATTAAATGAATAATTTTGTTCATTTAAATTAATTTTATTTAAATTTTTATCATATTCTTCTACTAAAATAACTTGATTGTTTTTAACTGGTGTAATATTACTATTATCTTTATGTTGTAGAACAAATGAATAACTATGTTCAGTATTTAATTCTTCATATTGATTAAAACATTCATTAAACATATCTTTAAAAGATTTTTTAGAGTTCTTATTCCAATAATTTTTAGCACCAATAAAACTTCTAGTAGATAACATCCATTCATTATTATGATAAAATACATTAATCATAGTTCCATCATACATCCTACTTATTTCAGTTTCTTTATTCATTAAAATTTCATGATTTGATTTTAAAGATTTCATTGGAGCTACTGATATAACTTTATTTGTTTTTTGATTAATAATAATTGATTTAAATAATTTTGTAAATTCATTTATTACTGTTTTGTGATTATATTTAATTAAAAATAATCCTAATACATTATATTTATTTATTTGTAATTCCATATCTTTAAATTTAACAAGATAATCTTCATTTTGATTTATATATTGTTGAATGTTCATTTATAATTATTCTAATTATATATATTGATTTAATTTTAAGTATTAAAAAAAAATAAGATATATATTATATTAATATGAGCGATGTTGATGAATCTGATGTAATTTCTAATAAATCAGATGAAATATTAAAAGTTGATTTAGATGACGGTATAGAAGAAAACGATGTAGAAATAATAGAAGAAGATGATAAACCTTTGGAAGAAGTTATAGATGAAGAAGAAGTTATAGAGGAAGTTAAAGAAGAAGAAGTAATTAAAGAAGTAGTTGAAGAGGCACCATTAGAAGAAGTTAAACAGGATTCTATTAAAGAATTAATTGATCCTATTGAAGATGGTGGTGAAGATAAAGATTTAGTATCTGATCAAGGTGATAAAGATGATGAAATACCTGATGAAGAAATACAACTAATTAGTCTAAGATCAACTTATTTATTAATATTGTTAAAATCAGGTAAATATAAAGATTATATCGGTGAAATAATTGAAGCTGATGCAGAAGAAGATTCATTTACATTGGATAATAGTGATTCAATAACTATTAAAGTTATTATAAAAGATGATAAAATGGTTTTAGAGGATGATACTCTAGTAGTTGAAATGATAAGAATTAATGAAATAAGTGATTTAGACACTATATTAGATGAAGATGATATTTTTAAAGAAGAATCTATTAAATTAGATTTATTAGAAGTTGAAAAACAATATAAAATATATAATGAATCTGAAATTAAAGAAGATTTTATATCTGAAATTATTAATTTATATAATGTATTTGATAGTGAAATATTAATTAAAAAAATTACAGATATGGGATATAGTTTTTTTGATTTAATTAAAGAAAATCAATATATTTCTGATATAGATAGAACAGATACATTATCATTTGTTAAAGATATTTATAATAATAATAAATTTAATTTACCTAATTATATTTTACCTATCGTATCTTTGAAAAAGAAACTATTCACAAGTGATGATGAAGTTGTTATAGAAAATTTAGATACATGTGTTAGAACATATGAAGAAGAATTAATAGAAAAATATAATTTAATGAATGCTGATAATACTGGATATATTAAATCATTAAATATTTTATTTGATAATAAATATAATTCATATATTACTAAATCTGATAAATTTGGATTACAAATAAATTATGATGGAACAGTAATAAGAGATTGTTTGAATGCTATAAATCCATGTTTAAATTATGCTAATGTAGGATACACTATTGATATGTTAAAATCTAGATCTGATTTATTTGATATGAATAATGGTAATATACAAATGTATTTAGATAAAGAAATATATAATATAATTGGATTATTATTTTTACCAGAAGAATATAGTAAATATAGTTTAAAATTACAGCTTAAAAATAAATATTTTAATTTATATGAAAATATTTTATTATGTGATAGAGGATATTCAACAGTATCTTTTAGACAAGCATTATTTAATAAAAAAATAACATTTAAAAATATTAATAATGAATCTTTAAAAGATGAATATGAAAAAGAAATAAATGCTTATATGTTTGATTTAGATAAGAATATTAATTTAGAAGAATTAGGTGAAATATTAAGTAAAGCATTACCAGATAATAAATCTATTATTGATAGGATAAGTAATATTAAAAATCATTTATATAATTTTAATGATTTTGAAAAATTATTAATAGTAAATAACATATCTATTAATGATTTATTATATGATAATAAAAATGAAATAATTGATTTAATAAAACAAAATATTAATAATTATGAAAAAACTTATAAAAAAATATTGAAATCAGTTATAAAACCTATTAAAAAATTAAAAATAATTAATAAAGAATTAGATATATCTGATAAAATTAAATTAGTAAAAGAATATATTTTTAATACAAAAAATATTACTATAAAAAATAATTTAATATCTAAATTTATAAAAATATATTGTAGAGAAGCTTCTAATGAAGAAGAAGATAATAATTGGTTATATTCAACAGATACTAATGAGAAAACATTATGTAAACATTATTATTACTCAACAAAAATAGATAATGAACATCCAGAATATTATGAAGCATTAAGATCTATATTTTGTCCTGATTCAGATGATGGTAATGTATGTTGTGCTGTATGTGGTCATCTAGTAGATAATGTAGATTTTTCAACATTTGGAGGATATAGTGATGGTAATGTAATAAACATGCATGCTGTATTAGATAAAGGTAAAATAAATGAAGGTGTTAGTGAAGAAAATGAAGATATTAAACAAGAAATAAATAATATTGCAAAGAAATTTAATATTGTATTATATCAAGACGATTTAGAAAGTATTGTAAAGATAATGAATTTAATAGATCATGAAAAATTTATAAATTATAGATATAATTTAGATAAATATTTTATTAAATGTCCATATTCTGAAAAAATAAAAGAACTTTATAAAGAAATTAAAAATAAAGATAGTGGCGATTTTAAAAAACAAAATGAAAAGAATAAAAAAAAGAAATCTAAATCACAAAAATATTTCTATCAATATTTATTAAAATATAATAAATTATTATCTATATCATTTTTAATATTTATATATATACAAATATCTACTAATACATATAAGATAAATCTAAATGATATGTATAATATATTAATATATGATAATCAAGAAACATGGAAAAATTTAAGCACTTCTAAAGATGATTCTAGTATTAATAGAAGAATGTTACAATATATTGAAATACAATTAGAAGATGATATAAATAATACAAATGATAATGTAATGCATCCAGAACATTTAGAGAAATTTAAATTTAGCAAACATCTTATTAAAACAATTAAATATTTTATGCATCCACAATTTAATTTATATTTAGCAATTAATAAATATTTTAAATTAAATAAAAGTTTAGATAATATATTTGTTAAAGAATCATGGCCTAATTATAAACCATTGTATGATAATAAATTAGTATTAGATATTAATCAATATATATCTGATAAAGATACTGAATTTAAACAATATTTTGTAAATAATGATTCATTAGAAAATATATCTTTATTAAAAGATATTAATAATGATGAACCTAAATATGTTGAATATAAATTATTAATATCAAATATTATGAATAATCCTTCATATAAAAGATTATATATGTATGCTCTTAAATTATATGGTAAATCAAGACCATTCCCTCTATTAAATTTATTAGCAAAACAATTTCTTAATACTGTTAATAATGAAGATTTTAAACAAATATTAATTAAATGTGGATACAGTATTAAAGATGGTTTTAAAAATATAGATTATAAATTATTAAAAAAACATCTTATTGGTGATATTATAAATTATGAAATAGAAAAAACTAAAGATAAAGATAATATTTTAAAATTTGAACATATTAATTTAAATAATACTGAATATATATTATTAAATTGTAATTCTAAAGGTCCATATAGATATGAACCTGGACAAACATTTATAAATTCAAGTTTCACAGATCTAGCAAATGATAATAATAAATTATTAGAAAAAATATTTAATAATTATTGTATTGATGGTAAAGGCGATTTAATAAAGAATTTAGTAAATGAAAATATACTTAATTATTATTTATTAGATTATAGAGTTAACTTAAAAGATAATTTATCTGAATGTAATAAAACAGAAATACCTAAAGATGAAGAACATTTTGAAAATATAATGAATTATTTACCTAATAAAAATAAATTAGCACTCAAATTATATATCGAATATACTGAAAAATATAGTAATATTGATATTACAGATTATTTAAATTATAATACTGATATAGAAAATAGATTAATAAGTTTTTTTAATGAAAATAATTATTTAGAAAATGATGATGTAGGATTATTTAATAAATTAAATGAATATGTATCTGATATTAAACAACATAAATTAAATAAAAAAAATATAAATCAATCTGATATTACAGATAAAATATTAACATTAAAAGCTGATATGACTGAGAAAAAACTATTATATTTTGATAATATGAATGAATTGTATAAAGAAATAAGTAGCGGTGAATATTATAATGAATATAATAGATTACAATTAGCTAGATTAAAGAGTATTAAACTTACTAATTTAAATAATATAGAAAATACACATTTAATGATTGAAAGATTAACTGAAGATATAAATGATAATTATATATATAAAAGATTTATAGATGACATGTTTTTCACTATATCAAGATTAAAAAATAAATATAAAACTTATAATCAAATACAAAAGAAATCATTTAAATTAAGTGAAATAAATACTGTAGAATATAATAAATATATAGATGTTAATGAATTTCTACTACATAATGATTTATTCTTTCAAAGAAAAAAAAGTGATTTAAAAGAAAATAAAAAATATTCTGGATTTAAAGATTATAGTTTTGATAATAGTAATATATATTTTGAAGGATTATATGATCATATTAAACAATATAAAATTAATTTACATAAATTAAAAGGTTCTTTAAATAATATATTAAATACACATTTATTATTATCAATTAATAAATTCGTATTTGTATTTATAATAAATAAGATAGTTGAATATATAAAAGGATTATTAAATCATGAATCAGATATATATGAAATCGCTAATTCTAATTATAGTTTAGCAGCCAGTGCCACAGGTGATGATAATATATCTATAAAAAATAGTATAATATGTTTATCTAGATTTTTATTAGATTTAATAATGAATATGTATGAGAAATATTATGATAAAATATGGGTATATATAAATAATGAAGATTTAAATCATTCTATTATGAAACAATTATCTAGAGAAAAACATACTTATTTACAAAAAACTCAAGGCATGACTAAAGAACAAAAAAAAGAAAATGATATAATGAATGATATGGGTAAAGCGACATTATATAAAGATTTTGAACAAGATAATCAAAATTATGCTCAATCACATGAGTTTGAAAAAGATATTCATCCTGAAATATCTGATATTCAAGATGTTATTGTCGATGAAGGATATGAACAACATTTATATGACCAAGAAGAAAATAATGAAATGACTGAAAATGATTTATAAATTTTTAAAAAATATACTATATAAATATGGATATTAAATTTATATTGTTAATGATAGGCCTCTTTTTCTTTACATTAGGATATGTTAATCAAAATAAATATAATTGTAATATTAATCCTTCATTAAATAACGTTCAAAGTAAACAATTAAGAAATATGTTTTATGATAAAAATATATTATTAGATAGTGATTTAAATAATGAAATATATGATTATACATTAGATGATGGCAATTATTCAAAACAAGCAGTAGGTGTAAGAAGCTTTCAATCAAAAACTAAAATATCTGATTTTGATAGTCCAAGAGAATCACTTTATTATAGTGATGATATTCAATAATTAATTATTTACAAACTCTATAAAAGTTATTTTCACCACATTTATCATTTATTCTTTTAATTTCACATACATCACCTGGAACCATTCTAGTTAATTTTGCTATTATATCATTTTTCAATATAATAGGTAATTGATTAATTGTAGCATTACAATTACTCAATATTTTATTAATTTCTTCTTTATTCCTAATAACTATATGTTTAGGAACTAATCTATGTTTTAATAAATTATTTGTTAAAGAATCTATATCTAATATATGAATATTTTTAAAGTGTTTTATATTATATTCTTTATTTAATTCCATATTTTTATCAGTTAATACTTTAATTATTTCTTCATCTAATCCTTCAATACTTAAATCATTCTGAAACTTTACATTTAAATTATCAACACTTTTAGATATCGATTCTGATACAGTTTCATTTATTACCACAATTACACTATCATTAATATTAAAATAACCTTCTTTATATAATATATCTATTTTTTCTAAATTTTTCTTAGTAACTTTTACTAATGAAGAATCTGGCGATAATTCTGGAAAATTAAAGTAAACCACATGTAAATAATGATTATCTATAATTTTATGTTGTAATTTAATATTACATATAAATCCATTACCATATGATTTAATAAATGGATCACTAATATCTACACCCGTATATAACTTATCTATTTCTTGTAATGAATAATCAGATATTACTGATGTATCCCATTCATTACTTAAGATTTCTTTTAATGTATATCTGGATCGATTAATTTTTTCTGTAATTTTCATAATTATATTATATTATATTATTATTTTTAAATCAAATTTATATTATTTATTATAAATATATGGAATCATTAATTTATGGATTAGAACATCTATTACATTTTAATAATAATCAACATCATTATCTTAACAATAATAATAATAATAATAATAATAATAATAATAATAATAATATAAATCAAGATGATAAAATATGTAGAAGACCTAGATACAGACCTGATTTTTGGAATAATTTAGATTCTAATACACGTGAATATACTAATTGTTATTCATATGCTTTTGATAGAATGGAAATAAATGCTGATAAAAAATTACAACCAGGTGAATTAAGTATAGGTAAATTTAATTCATATGATTGTAATGAAATATTAGATAAATTAAGACATGATTATAATACATATAATATTGTTCAAGTTACTAAAGATTATAGACCTCTGTGTAATCATTATAAAATAGCTCTAGTTATAGATGATCAAGGTGATGAACAAGATTATCATTTTTATAGACAAGATGATGATGGCTATTGGTCCCATAAGCCTGGTAAAGAAAATGTCAGAAGAATAGATGCTTCAGGTAATTTAATAAAAGATCCTGAAACTGCTGATAGAAATTATGATACACAAGATGATGACTCTAATAATGAAACTGATAATAACTATTATAAATTTTGTGGATATTATTCAGTCCCATATGAAGGTGGTCCATTTAAAAGAATTAATTAATTAATATATTTGGACTATACATATATTATAATATTGAATTTAACTATGTATTATATTATTTTGAACATAAAAACATATAATTATTTGCATAATACATTGTGGTTGATCCACGAACACCCGGACCTTCATTATTTTCGGTTTCAGCAAATATATAATAATCGTTGCTACCAACACTTGCTCCATTATCCGGACCAGTATTACTATGCGATGAAGGTCCATTATTTAATATCCAATAAGAAGTTCTAGTCTCATCGGCATTAGACGTTGATAAATCTACCAGATCACCTGAATTACCCCCATCAACTATATGATTACCTGCTTCCCAATTATTTACTGCTGTTTCTACAGAAAAAGGATCACCACCATTTGTAGGTATTTTTTGTCCCAACCAATTATTAACTCCCGTAGATAAATCCCTTGTAATACCTAAATCCTTTGTTATACCCCCTGTTATATTAAAACGGTCTAATGCTATACTACCGTTACCTCCATCTGAAGTCTTATAATATAAAAATACTACTTTACCCGATTGATTTGTAGACGTAATTTCTGCAGTTGCTCTTTTCCACGCATCACTCGCTGAAGAATGTTGTTCCCCTGATAATGCTGTGGTTGTCGTATCATCATCAAGTGTAATAGTTAATTCCTTTAAAGAACCTGATTCAGGCGTTATACCATCTTGCCAATATACTTTTAATACACCAACATGGTCTCCGAACATATGATAATAAAATTCAAATGTAGCTCTTATTGAAGACCTTTTTGTAGTAATTACATTACTTAAATCTGTTGTTAAATTATTTAATTTAGTTTTATTAGTATTTAGTGATGAATTTACTATTGACATTACATTATTTAAGTTTGACATATAATATAATATAATATAATAATATAATTATTTATTCTTTTGAAATTATTAAAAATTCTGCTATAAATCTACCAGGATTTTTGACTAATTGTAAATTAGGATTATCACCAGAGGCTGTACTAATTACAATAGTATCGTTATCTACATCCGTAAAAACAATACTTTCAGAACCTGTATGTAAAGTTATTTCCCCATCATACGAAAAATGTAAAGTTTTAGTATCGTCCTGATGAGAAGCTAACATTTGACATGTAGGTTGGGTTGTTATTCCCGTTAATACGTTACCTGTCGCAGAAATAGTAAATAATTCGTTACCTGTAATTGGAAATGCGGTTCCAGTGGAAAAACTATCAATCCCAGTCAAAGCGTATGTGTGAATATTACCAATTCTATCACCATGAAATATAGGTGTTCCATCTAAATTAGTAATTGTTCCAGATATCCTTCCTATCTTTCCAGGATTTATATCACATACATAATTAAATTTTTTAGATTTATGTAAAACTCCAGCATGATTATCTGATACTGTAGTGTGTTCATTCGGAATAATTATTGAATTATACATAGCCCCCATATTATCTTGATTTGTAGAAGCTGCATTAGAATCAATATTAAATTCATTTATCTTTAAACAATATGCTAAAGAAAGTCCACTATTCGCTATATTACTATTTAATGTTATAAAATTGTCTAAATACACTTCAGAATGTTTATCTATTCTAAGAGGTTCAAATAAATCTACACTAAATTGAGTACCACTACCTAAATGAGTTTCTCCATCAGCATCATCTATATCAATCACTAATGTTTTTTTCTCATTCCTCGTATTTCTAAATCCTGCATTTTTATAAAATTGATATTGATCTGTATCCATATATATATAATATTAATATAATATATTAATTTTATTTACGAAATTAATTTATTTTATTATAAATAAATGGATATTAATTTAAATGAATTTAATACTGATTATTTATACATAATTTCTGCTATAATTATTTTAATATTAGTTTTATTTTATTTCTTTATGAATAATAATAATAATTCTGTAAATAATATTTCATATACTGATAAAATATCTATAAAAAATTCTTTAATACCTAATTCAGGTAGAGGTGTATTTGCTGAAAAAGATTTTAAAAAAGGTGAAGTAATTGAAGTTTGTCCTTTAATTACTGACTATAAAAAGAATTTTGAGAATAGTAAAATAAAAGATTATACCTTTAAAAGTAAATTTAAAAAAGATCAAGAAGTTATTGTTTTTGGTATGTGTAGCATGTATAATCATTCAGATAATTTTAATGTTCATCATAATCAAGATTCTGAAAATATGATATTCACAGCATCTAGAGATATTAAAAAAGGTGAAGAATTATATGTAAATTACGGCGGAGATTACTGGAACTCTAGAAATAATTAATTAAAAAAATTACTTGAATTTGTAATTAATATAATAACTATAGATAACATGCTAAGATTTAATAATATTTTTTGATTTACAGATAATTTATATTTTTCAACTAGGGCACTATAAGTTTCCCAAGTGAATACCCAAAATAATAATGTTAATAAAAAATTATACCATTTATTCAATTTCATCTATATATATATATATATTTATATAGATATTTATCTTTTTTAAAAATAGTTTATTTAATATTTTGATGTTTTGTATATTTCTATATCTTTTAATTCTTCTTATTTCCAACAATTACGTGCTTTAGAGACATCAATAATTTGTTTGACCGGTCAAACATTTGAATGATATTTTTAGATTCAGATATAGTTTCATAATCTATATTTTATTAATGATATGAAATGTTTTTTTATCAACAGATTTGTAGAAGAAAAAAAAGATAATAACTATGTTTAGATATTAAATCATTAACTCACAGTTATTGCGTTGCTACCAGTACCAAGTGGAATAGCTATTATTTCAATCATATACATCCCTTCGCCTACAACCGTAGCTGTAATAGTTGACCCCTGACCGAAGGCAGAGTTTGAGTCCGCGCCTGCAATTACTACCGTGGTCGATTCTGCTTCCGGGCGAAATGTTGTCAACCCCTGCCCAATAAAATAACTGTTCAACGAGATAGTAGGACCTGTACCCGAGCTGACGATTGACAGCTGTCCGGGTAAGACAAGGTTTGCCGCTTGGAATATTTTTAAACTTTTACCTATGTCCGCGGCGGTGACGTTTGGTGGAAGTGTAACACTTTTGACTGCATTTGTAAGCAAACAAGCAAATGTTTTTCCAAAATCCGTCGCAGCCATAGGCACCGGGGTTGAATCATTCGCGATGTCCGCTCCTTGTGCTGTATCGTTAACACCAGTGACGTGCCCAACAGCGCCCCCCACCATACTCAAAGTACCACTTAGAACAGTATTTCCCGTAACATTTACATCTCCTCCAACACCCACTCCACCTGTAACTACTAAAGCACCTGAACCTGCATCATTACTGGCTGTACTATCCGAAATATTAAGAGAACCAGTCATTGTAGTATCACCGGTATCTAAAATAGTTGTATTAACAACTTCTAAATTCTGAAAGTGTCCATCTTTTAAACATCCAGTTTCAGCCATATTTTATAATATAACATAGAAAAAAATTTCAGAGAAATTAACGAAATTAATTAAAAAAATTTCTAATTCTATAGATTTTTATAAATTATTTCCATTTCTATAGATTTTTATAAATCATTTCCATTTCTATAGATTTTTATAAAATTATTTTTGGATTTTTTTTGAATTAATTAAATAATTTCTCCAAAATTTTTTTCTATGTTATATTATAAAAACAAAATGGGAGGAGGATTAATGCAATTAGTAGCTTATGGTGCTCAGGACATCTACCTTACTGGTAACCCTCAAATTACTTTCTTTAAAGTTGTATACCGCAGACACACTAACTTCTCTATGGAAGCTATCCAACAAAGTTTTAGTGGTGAGATTACTAATGCCGCATCAAGTGTTACTGCCACTATATCAAGAAATGGTGATTTAGTTCACAAAATGTGGTTAGATATTAAGATGAGCACAGCACCCACCGGTGGGACTAATTACACAAACTGGACTAATAATACAGGACATGCTTTTATTAAAGATTGTGAAATTGAGATTGGTGGTCAAAGAATTGATCGTCATTATTCTCAATGGTTAGATGTTTGGAATGAATTAACTGATCATGAGGAATCAGAATGGCAAGGACTTAACAAACACGCTGCTAAAAATACTTATCTTAAATCGAATGCTAATACAGCTCCAAATAATCTTCAACTATATGTCCCTCTTCAATTCTGGTTCTGCCGTAATCCTGGTCTAGCTTTACCCTTAATTGCTCTTCAATATCATGAAGTTAAAGTTAAACTAACAACAAGAGCTTTAACTAGTCTAGTTAATTCTGATAATACTTCTACTGGGGGTGGAGCTCCTACTACTAGTACTTTGTATTGTGATTACATCTACCTTGACACTGATGAAAGACGCAGATTCGCTCAAGTTTCACATGAATACCTTATTGAACAAGTTCAAAGAGATACTAGTGTTATGGAAGCTACACGCAGTCTTAATTTTAACCACCCTGTAAAAGCTTTAATCTGGGTTTCTCAAAATACTACTGTTGCTACTGAAGGAACTACTGGTATAGATGCTACAGCAAACGCTGATGGTAGCGGAATGTCAAACAAAAATGATTATTTTAATTATCAGTCTAGTAATTCCAATAATACAGAAGTTATTAAGACTGTAACTACAAATGAGCATTTTGCAACTATGACTTTAAAACTAAATGGACATGAACGTTTCAAAGAAAGAAATGCAACATATTTCAGAATTTGTCAACCACAACAGCATGGATTTAAAGTTCCTTCAAAACATATTTATTGCTATTCATTTGCTCTGAAACCAACAGAACATCAACCATCTGGAACTTGTAATTTCTCAAGAATTGATAATGCTCAAATGGACTTTAAAGGACATTCTAATGGATACTCTGATTCAACTTTAACAGTATACGCTATCAACTACAATGTCCTTCGTATCATGTCTGGTATGGGTGGTTTAGCTTACAGTAACTAAATTATTATTAATTTAAAACCGTGTATCTTTAAACTTTTTTTTATATTTATAATATATATTAAATAATGGGTGGAGGATTAATGCAACTAGTAGCATATGGTGCTCAAGATATTTATTTAACTGGTAATCCACAAATTACTTTCTTTAAAGTCGTCTATAGAAGACATACTAACTTTTCTATAGAAGCAATCCAACAAGTGATAGAAGGTGGAACTAGTGATTTACATAATGGCGGTCAAAAATCAGTATTTATATCAAGAAATGGTGATTTAATTCATAAAATGTGGTTAGAATGTGATTTAACATATGATACTAATATAATTAATCCTTCTACTACATATGTTAATTGGACTAATAATACTGGACACGCTTTAATAGAAGAATGTGATATAGAAATTGGTGGTCAAAAAATGGATAAACATGTATCACAATGGTTAGATATCTATAATGAACTTACCGATCATGAAGAATCGGAATGGCTAGGTTTAAATAAACATGCAGCTAAAAACTCTTATTTAAACTCAAAAAACAATACTACATTATCAACAAGATCTACTAGATTATATATCCCTTTTAAATTTTGGTTCTGTAGAAATGTCGGATTAGCATTACCTTTAATTGCATTACAATATCATGAAGTTAAACTTAATATTAAATTTAGAAGTATATATGGTTTATTAAATTCAGATGCTACCACTATTAATGAAGGTAGTTCAGGAGTATCAGCTACATTATTTATCGATTATATTTATTTAGATACCGATGAACGACGAAGATTTGCTCAAGTTTCTCACGAATATTTAATTGAACAATTACAATACTCAAATAATAAAGCAAAAACAAATATTAAATTAAATCTTAATCACCCAATTAAAGAAATAATCTGGGTCGTTTGTAAAAAAAATTATTTAACCCAATCATCTGTTGGTAGTGGTAAAAATATAAATGCATCATTATCATCATCCATTACACATAATAATGATTATTTTAATTATAATGGTTTATCAGATAATCCATTAATCGAAAGAGTTTGTAATCAAGATTCTCATGAAGGATTTACAAAAGGCACTATTCATTTAAATGGACATACCAGATTTAAAAAACGAGACGCTAGTTATTTCAGGATATGTCAACCACAACAAGCAGGTCATAAAATACCTACAAAACATATTTATATGTATTCATTCGCTTTATCACCTGAAGAACATCAACCATCAGGCACTTGTAATTTTTCTAGATTAGATAATGCTCATTTAGTATTTGACCAAATTACTGGAGCTGTTGATGAATTTAGATTAAATGTATTTGCTATTAACTATAATGTTCTTAGAATTATGAGTGGTATGGGTGGATTAGCTTATGCTAATTAAATTTGATAATATAATAATTAAATATTTAATATTATAAATAATGGATCTTGAACCAATTCAAAAATGTATAAATCTATATAATATAAAAATTCCTGATTATGTTAAATATTCTGATAATATTTCCAAAGCACTTGAAAATAATGATACAAATTTAGTTAAATCTATTATAGCATATAAAAGTCATCTTAAAAAAATAGAAAAAGATTTAGATGACATCATTAATCATTTAAAATATAAGGATAATTAATCAGATTTATTATCTTTATCTTTATTATTTTTTTTATCATTATCAATACCTTCATCATCATTAGTTCTACTACTACAACAATATTTAAATATAGTAGATAAATAATCTTCTGTATTATCTATTACTTCTTTTTCATAATATTTAATTTCATTTAAATTTTCATTAAATGATACAGATTTTTTCATTATTTTATTATATAAAAAATAAATTTATATTTAAATCAAATTTACTTAACTATTTAAATATTTAAATGTTTTATTATATTATGTGTGGCATCACTGCATTAATATCTAATAATAATTATAATATTATATATGATTTATATGAATCATTATATCATTTACAACATAGAGGTCAAGATGCCTTTGGATTATCATTCTTGAATGATAATAAATTAGATATTATTAAATATAAATCATTATTATCCTCTATAGATATTAATGATGAATTATTAAAGATTAATTCAAATATAGGTATTGGTCATGTCAGATATCCTACACAAGGTAATAATACTATTAATGAATGTCAACCTTTTATAAAAAATACAAATATATATAATATATCATTAGTTCATAATGGACAAATATGGATTAATGATAAATTATTAAATTATTTTAAAACTAATAATATAATAATAGATAATGATATTACATCTGATAGTATTTATTTATTAGAATATTTATCATATAATTTAAATAAACATAAACAAATTAATTATGTAATTTTATTAGATATTATAAATAAATTATATAATTTATTTGAAGGCTCATATAATTGTATATGTATGATAGAAGATTATGGATTAATATGTTTTAAAGATCCTCTATCAATTAGACCATTAATATTAGGTAAAAAAGATAATAATTATATAATATCATCTGAATCTGTATCTATAACTAGTATAAATTATAATATAATAGAAGATATATTAGGAAATGAATTATATATTTTTAGAAAAAATCGTATGACTAAATTAAATATTAAAAATTTAAATATTAATATTAAACCATGTATATTTGAATGGGTATATTTAGCAAGAGAAGAATCTATTATGTATGGTGTAAATGTTTATAATAGTAGATTAAAAATGGGTGAATATTTAGCTTATAAAATACATAAATTAATAGATATAAATGATATAGATTTAGTTATACCTGTTCCAGATACAAGTAAACCATTAGCATTACAAGTAAGTAGAGTATTAAATAAACCATATTATGAAGTAATTACTAAAAATAGATATATTAATAGAACATTTATAATGGATACTCAAAATAAAAGAAAGAAAAATATTAAAAGAAAATTAAATGTTATTAAAAATAAAATAGAAAATAAAAATTTATTAATTATAGATGATTCTATTGTTAGAGGAAATACTATGAAACATATTATAGAATTATTAAAAAATAATAATGCTAATAAAATATTTGTCGCCTCGAGTTGTCCTGAGATTATAAATGAAAATGTATTTGGAATTGATATCCCTGATAAAAAAGAATTAATATGTTTTTCAAAGAATAATAAAGATTTAGAAGAATATTTAGGAATTAATAAAATAATCTTTCAAGATCTAAATGATCTAAAAAAATCAATACAATATTATAATAGGAATATTAAAGATTTTGAAACATCTGTATTTGAATAAATTTGAAATAATTATTAAAGAATATTTAGATAAAATAATTAAGATTAAGATCAACTATGAGTGAATCTGAAGAACTCGTCATACTATACAGTCTTCTTCAAATTGTGGGGGTATTCGCATTCTTTATTTGTTGCTTTGTATGTTTATATTACAAGGCAAAAAGAGAAAATGAAAATAAGATAAGAGACGAAGCTATGTATAATAATACCAATAAAGGTCTTAAATCGAGGGTTGAATCCTTAGAAAAAAAGATTAAAGTATTGGAATCTAGGAATAAATTAGTAACTATTGTATAACACATTTTTGACGAGGGGTATGTATTTTTCTAGGATAAGGTGTTTTTTTAATAATAGATTCTGTTCTTGAATGATTTTCAGGTGTAGATTTCTTAGTTCTTTTTTTAATATTATTTTTTTCAGATCTATTACAATGTTCTTTATGATCATTTATTAAAACTTTGTATGTTTTATATTTAGAAGGTTCTACAAATTCTAACCGCAATTCTTTCCAATGATTAGGGATTTTTGTATCCATTTTATAAATTTGATTTATTTATACAAATAATTATAAAAAAATTATTCAAATTTATTATGGCAGATTGTATCGTTCAAGTTGAGAATGATAATGATGAAGAAACTACTGAAATTCACAACTTAACTGATAATGTTGTTAAACAATATAATATTAATATTATTGAAATAGATATTTTAAATATAATTAAACATATATTTTATGTAATAATTTTAACATTTATCTGTCCTGTAATTATTGGAATATGTATATTCACAGTAATATATTTATCTGATCATTTTAATAAAACATATTCATATCATGATTTTATGAATAAACATTTATTTGAAATATGGTTTATGGGTTTTGTGATTACTCTAATATTATTATTAATTAAAGCTAAAAGAAAATAATTATTTATTATTTATATTCTTACAATATGAATCTTTAGTCTCCCATTGTTCATTATATGGTATTTTTTTATCATTCATTTTCGTTATATGGATATCAGGATTTTTAACAGATAATTCATTATTCATATATTTATATGTATCATTAAATATTTTAGTAAAATCTCTACATTCATATTTTTCTAATACAGGGATTAATCTTCCAATTTTTCTAAACATTTATCACTCTTATATATTATATCATATTTTTTTATATACTTTATTTTTTTCAAATGATAATTATCTACTAATAATGATTTAACTATTTTATATAAAAACATAAATATTCTTTCATTTATAATTGTTAAACCTATTTTATTTTTATATTTAAAATAATTTAAAAATGTGTAAAAAATAGAATATATAAAAGGTGTTCTTAAAAATAATAATAATGATATCTGTTTATATTTAACAAAATTCTTTAAGCATCCTAGAACAGGGATTATAAATAAAAAATAAAACATATATAATATATTATATTATCCTTAATACATTTAAATATGCCTCTTTATTTCTTATTATAACCGGTGGTCCTGGTGTTGTTTTATATTTATATAATTCTTCTTTATCATCATATTCTTTTATTTCTGTATAATATAGATTATTTTCACTATTATATTTAATATTATATTTAGATAAATTATCTATTTCATCTTTATTATTACAATTACATTGTCTACAAAAACTGTTCCCCATAAATATTCTTATATTTAAAAATTTGATAATATATTGTAATGTTAAACAACATTATATTCAAGGAGAAAAAACTATTGATGAAACTTTCTACAGAAGAAAAGAATACCTATAAATGGTTAGAATCATATGGATTCGATTATTATGATATAAATCATCTTATTAAAATATATAAAAAAGAAGGGATACCATTTGAAATTAGATCATTTGATAAAAATGATTTCCCTGAATTAAGAGAATATTTAAGAAAACAAGAACATGGTAGTTATATTGATTATTTATTAAAAGGCTTAATCGGTGTTGATAAAGAAAGGGTAAAAAAACTGTTATATAATAGTTAAATTATTATCATTTACAATCTTATATAATTTAATACAAATATCTAAATCAATATTATGTTTAGGTAAATCAAATATAGTCATTTTTTTTTCATTACTATTATTTTTTTCCGCTTTTTGAAACTTTATTTCTGTTTCATCAAATAGCCAATCATATTTCAGAATAGCTTTAAAATTATTATTTTCTGTACAACCTTCTATAATTATTTGATCTTTATATTTATTTAATAAAGTAATGTATGGATAACACATTATATAAATTATATTAAATTATATTTAAATTATATTAAATTATATTTAAATTATATTTAAATTAATGAGCGGAATATTCACATGTTAATGCTCTACTATCACATGAATCATAAGATATCATTGATAGACTATTTTTATTATATAAAGAAATACACTCAGTTCCTTCAGGACACCCATCTCTTCTATTAATAGTTTCTTGAGAGCCATCTTCACAAAACCTATAACAGATTTCACCAACTTGTAGAGGAGCAGTGCTAAAATGCATACAATAAGGAATATTTTGTGTAAAACAATACATCATAGTACACATATTTGCTTGGCCATCCCTAACTTGACATGTATTACATCCATCAAACCATGTAGCACAATTATTTGGGATATTACTTATACAATCACCATTATCTGCTCTAATCTGATTATCTGAACATGGTTCATCTATTATTACTGGACCAGGTTCTTCAATTGGTAATGGATCAATAGCAATCACAGGACAAGGTGTTTCCCATTGTCTGACACAAGAACTTGTAGATTCACACCATTGATATCCACCATCCAATACACATCCATGATTATCTCTTTGAGAACCTACTAACATTTGTCCATTCGTAAACACTTGCGAAATGATAAAAAAAATATTAAATAGATTCATGTTATAATATAACTATATAATTTAATTTTAAATATTAAGATTGTTTATATTTAAATATTAAGATTATATATATGAATAAATTTATTAAATATTCTTCTATTATATTATTAAGTATATTATTAACTATTATTTCAATATATTTAATATCATTTACTATAATGTGGTTTTATTTTTATGATAAAAAAAGAAGTTTAAAAGAAAATATTTATCATATGAATACGGGTCTAATTATGGTATATTCAATGTTATTAGTTGGATTAGAAGAACAATTTAAACCTAAGAAACAACCTGAAGGTTATCTCTTAAATTAAAATATTTATAATTAAAATTTAATTAAATCTTTTTTTTCTTTCCTTCCATCCACATTCAGCTTCTCGTAAATCAGGACCACTTAAAATCCGTCTCTGACCATAGTTAGTATCAGTAATTCTAGAATCGTCTCCATCATATGGAATACCCCAAAAACAAATAGGTTGTGCTCTACAGTCATTTACATTTGTAATGCTTTCACATGTTTCGTTATTATCTTCTTCATATCCGGGTGTCCATAAACAAAATTCGTCGCGTGTGGGATACCATTCGGGATCAAGATGGGTATGTGCTGTAATACAATCTTCTTGAGTTTTACGAGAATAACAGTAATCATATGAACTTCTGATGAGGGCCTCACTTGTCTGCTTATAGTAATCATCCATTCGGTCCCATTCATCTTGTTCTATATATCTAGTGCGTTGTCCATGCCCTCCAATCGCCCATGGCTGAAATTTACAATATCCTTTATTATCATTAGTTGTTTTAATTCTAATACCACTACAATAAGGACCTTCATCTGGCAAAGCTTCACGAATTAATTCAGGAAATTCAGAATCTGATGGATAATATAGTGATTGTTCATTATCTTGTTCATTACATGTTTCAAATCCTGGTGGTGGTGGTGGTGATGGTGGTGCTGGTGGTGGTGGTTCAACGCAACATCTAGATGACCGCCATTCACTCCCTACTTTACCATCAAAACATTTTGCTGGTAAAGTAGTATTTTCAATATTACACATAGGATCATCAAAATAATCACCCGATATTTCAGGATTAATAAAATAATCAGTTTGTAAAAACATATTTCGATTCGGTAAACACAAAAAATTATTATTATAATCATTTTGTGAAGCTTTTGTTTTACATTGTTCTTCTGACCATTGACAATATTGACCTTGTCCTGGTCTTAAATCTTCACATACACCTTCTATTATATCTTTACATCCACATATATTTATTAATCTATTAGATATAAATAACCCAATAATTAAAAATATTAAATATAAAAAAATATTTTCCATATAACTATATTATATATTAATTATTAATTATTAAGATGTAGCGAATTTATAAAGGTTATTAATTGTAATATATTTTTCATATCCAGCACCTTCTCTCCTAGCATATCTAGGATTTCTATTATATCCATATCTTTTTGATTCCTTCATACCTATGTTATCCCAGAATCCGTCTGAAGCATCAGCATCTATGAATAACATCTGATCACCTCTATCAACCATTTCAGGTATGTCTTCATATATTTTATCGATTAAATGTTTCATCATAATCTTTGTGAAACCATTCCCGTGATATTCATCTTCAATTGAAATACTCATATCATTAGTATTACCACTATCGAATTGGTGTTTAACTCCTTCTCCCTCAATACCGAATGAACCTATAATATCTCCATTATCAAGAGTCAAATAGATATACCTAGATATCATACCGAATTGATTACGAATACCAGAATATACACTGATATTTTCATTAATAGTTTCTCTTTTCTCAAAGACATATCTCTCAAACACAGGATCATGAATATTATCCATAGTAATTTAAAGTTATTTTGTTATTTAAAATCTAAATAAATACAAATTCAAATTTAAATGTTAAGATTAGTTGAATTACACAGATCTAAAATACATAATATATTTTTTTATATGTATCTAACATTGGTAATCTAATTCCATATCCCTTTACTTTATATTTTTTACCTTTCTCTAATTTATTATAATCTTCTGCTCTATCAAAATTCATTTTAAACCAAACATTACCAACTTGATATATTGTATTATTTTCATCTACTATATTATAATTAGACCCATATCTTCTATATCTTGTATATTTATCTTTTATAGTAATTGTTTTTTCAAAATGAGTTATGTAATATAATACAATATTAATTATTGCTGGTATTATAACTATTATTATTAATATAAATACATAAATATATTTTAATATAAAATCTAATATTTCATTTTTTTTCATTATATAAATATAAAATATTATATATTATTATGTTCCTGGTATATTTAATAAAGAATGATAATAAATCTTACATTGGATATACAAATGATTTTTTAAAAAGATGGAAACAACATAATTGTATATTAAAAGGTGGTGCTAAATATACCACAAGAAATAATAAAGATTCATGGGAACCTATTTGTATAATTGATGGATTTATTTGTAAAAAAGAAGCCATGCGATGTGAATGGAGATTAAAAAGAAAAAAAGGATATTTAAATAGAGTTAAATATATTGACTATATATTTAATAATGAAGAGAAATTTACAAAAAATGGATCAGAAATAAAATCTTTAAATTTAAAAATTTATTCTAAAAAAGATTACTATAAATATTTTAATAATTTAGAATTGAGAGAATTGGAATGGATAAATTAATTAAATTATTTATAACTTTAGTTACTGTATGCGAGACCACCCATACCAGACATGATACGGAGGACATTGTAGTTGACAGCGTAGATGGTGCCTGATTGGCCTTTATCAGTAAAAGTTAATTCAGCATTATCAATTCTGGAGAAGTTGCATGTGCCAGATGGTTGGTGCTCTTCCGGTTTGAGGGCGAATGAGTATACACCGATAGGATTGGAGTCTTTGGAGGTGCGGGCCTCAGTGATAATATTATTATTAAGTTTATGAATTTTGAAAGTCACATCACTGTCGTCCGCATCACCTATACTTGTAATTGATTGAAGCACATCAGTTTCACTCGCAGTAACAGTTCTAGCGTTAATTAAAGGAGTTGTAACAGAAATTGATGTAGTCGATTCCTGGGCGACATCAGCCGTAACAGTAGTTAAGTATATCTCGCCTATAGATCCAGCGATTTCAGTACCGACAGTAGTAGTAGCGAGGGCGCCACCACCCAAAGTTCCCCCAATTGCATGATTGCCCGACGCTGCAGGCACCGTGGCAAACATAATTGCTAAAACATCGCCTTTTTTAAGATCGGATGTAGATAAGGCCGAAGTTCCCGTGAAAGTTGTCGTAGAAAAAGCAATCCCACCGCTTTCCTGTGATGCCGAAACCACAGACTCACTAGTACCTGCTAAAGATAATTGGTTTAATATTTGACTTCGTGCAGCACTCGGTAAATTCTGGCGGGGAACAGCTGTGTGATAATCAAATGGTTGCTGTAAATAAAAGTAATCACCAACTCTCGAACTGAAACGATCATGACCATTTAATTTTAATCCTACCTCGGTGGCCTGTCCATCGCTGGTAGACCAGATAAGTTCTTTAACTGGGTGGTTGAAGTTAAGTTTATTCTTACCATCACTGGCGGCACTTTGTTCTTGAACTTGTTCAATAAGGTATTCGTGTGATACTTGAGCGAATCTTCGTCTTTCATCAGTGTCTAGGTAGATGTAATCACAGAATAATTCAAATGCCCCCATTGCTGGAGTATCTAATGTAAATTTAACTTTAACTTCATGGTATTGAAGAGCAATTAATGGTAAAGCAAGACCAGGGTTACGGCAGAACCAAAATTGAAGTGGGATATGGACGTTAGCTACAGCGTCGGCCGCGGTGGTACCAATTAGACCAGTCATAGATTTAAGACCAATGGCTTTAGATTCTGGAGTAGAAAGTTCATTCCAGGTATCCATCCATTGACCAGATTGTCTATCAATTCTTTGACCACCAATTTCTAATTCAACTGTAGTAATTGGTTGGTTAGCGCGGGTTCCAGGGGCGTAGGTGCTGGTTTGAACAAGGTACATTTTGTGAACTAAATCACCATTGCGGGAAATAGTGCATACAGGGTTCTGGCCACCAGAACCACTGAAAGTTTGTTGAATAGCCTCCATAGAGAAGTTAGTGTGTCTGCGGTAGACAACTTTAAAGAAAGTAATTTGCGGGTTACCAGTAAGGTAGATATCCTGAGCGCCATAAGCTACTAATTGCATTAATCCTCCTCCCATTTTGTTTTTATACTATAGCATAGAAAAAAATTTTGACGAAATTCAACAATTAATTAATTAATTTAAAAAATAACTATAAAAATTTAAATTAAATTAAATTAAATTAAATTAAATTAAATTAAATTAAATTAAATTAAATTAAATTAAATTAAATTAAATTAAATTAAATTAAATTAAATTAAATTAAATTAAATTAAATTAAATTAAATTAAATTAAATTAAATTAAATTAAATTAAATTAAATTAAATTAAATTAAATTAAATTAAATTAAAAAAATAACTATAAAAATTTAAATTAATTATTAAAAATAATTTAATTTTATAAATATAAATATTATGGATAAACAATTAATTAGTAAACCTGTAATTGAAAATATCTATAATAATATTAAAAATAAAATTAAAAATAATAATAAATTAATTAAATTATCTATAATATTGGTGGGCGATAGACAAGATTCATTAACATATGTAAATATTAAAAAGAAAAAATGTTCAGAATTAGGTATTGAATGTAAAATTCATTCTTATGATAATGATATATCTGAAAATATAATTATCGATAAAATTAACGAATTAAATGAAGATAGTTCAGTTAAAGGAATTATGGTTCAATTACCTTTACCAAAACATTTAAATCAACAATATATTTTATCTGAAATATCTATAAATAAAGATATAGATGGATTACATCCTTATAATTTAGGATTAATTATGATGAATAAAGATCCAGTTCATTATCCATGTACTCCTTTAGGATGTATTAAATTATTAGAATATTATGATATTACTTTAGAAAAACAAAATATAGTATTTGTTGGATCTGGTATGGTTAATTTACCATTATCTATAATGTTATTAAATAAAAAAGTTGGTTCAATAACTTTATGTAATGAAAACACAGAAAATATAAAAGAAAAAACAGTTTTAGCAGATATATTGATTGTAGCATGTGGTCAACCAAAAATGATAAAAAAAGATTGGATAAAAGAAAATGTAATTATTATAGATATTGGAATAAATCGGGATTTAAATAATAAATTATGTGGGGATGTGGATTATGAAGATGTTATAGATAAAGTTAAATATATTACACCAGTTCCAGGAGGTGTTGGGCCAATGACAGTATGTATGTTAATAAATAATTTAATAAATAATATTTAAAAATAAAATATTTGTTAATGTATAAAAATGTCTGAAACTCTTGATTTAACAACTGTTACCGATGAACCTGTTGAATCTAATATTCAAGTTGAAATTACTGATGATCCAGAAGAACCTGTTCCCGATGCTGAAGAATCTGTTCCCGATGCTGAAGAAGAGGAAGAACCTGTTCCCGATACTGAAGAACCTGAACCTGTTCCCGATGCTGAAGAAGAGGAAGAAGAGGAAGAGGCCGTAGAAGAACCAGAAGAAGATGTATCTGAAGAATTACCTGAGGAACCAGTAGAAGAACCTGTAGAAGAAGATGTATCAGAAGAACCAGTAGCTCCAGTTGAGCAAGTAGCCGCAGATATCCGTAGCATCCTTACTGAAGTCCCTACTATAACTGTAGAAACCAGTGAACCTATAGTTACAGATAATTTATGTTCACTTAAAACTCTTGTTGATGTTTTAGGAAAATGGTCTGGAAATGAAATTAGAAGAAGACATGTTGAAAATCTATTAAAAGAAGGAACAGAAGTTGATGAAAACTTAGATGATATTGAAAAAGTTGTAGAAGTTCTAAAACTATGGATCGGAGAAGGTGGACCCACATTCAAAGAACATAATCATTTTAAAAAATTAGATGAATATACATTATCAGGTGAATCTAGTAATTTATCTGAAGAAAAAAAGGTTGAAGTTTTAAAAACATTAACAGAATTAACTATTAATGTTTCACATAGAAGAAAAAATGATGAAGAAATTCAAAATGTTATGAATAATCTTTATTAATTTATTTTTATAAAATATATTTTAATTTTTAGTTTATTTAATTTAATTACTGTAAGCTAAACCACCCATACCCGACATGATACGGAGGACATTGTAGTTGACAGCATAGATATTTACAGGTTGTGCTGATTCCTGAACCAACTGAGCATTATCAATTCTAGAGAAGTTACAGGTTCCACTTGGTTGATGTTCTTCAGGTTTGAGAGCAAAAGAGTAAACTGCAATGGTGTCTGCGCCTGTTTCTGATTTTTGGGAACAACCATATCCGGTGTGGTGTTGCCATACTTGAGTTCTTGTGAAATATCTGAGATCTCTCTCTTTAAAGCGATCATGACCATTTAATTTTAGTTGAGCAGTATCACTAAGAGAAGAACCGAATAGTTGGTCTCTTTCATATAATACTGTATCTACTATATCCGCGCTTAAAGAGGTAGATCCACGCCTTACACCAGACCAGATTAATTCTTTAACAGGGTGATTAAAGTTGAGATCTATGGTTCCACCTGTTCCTTCAGATGCAAACTGAACTTGTTCAATAAGGTATTCGTGTGAAACTTGAGCAAAGCGTCTGCGCTCATCTGTATCAAGGTAAATATAATCGCACCATAGATTAAAATCTGTTTCTGCCGAATCTCTGTTTTCAGTTAAATTAGCTGCGGTCTGATCTTGGCCTCCGGCCCCGAAAGCTCCATCATTAGGGTCTATAACTACTAGATTACCTATATCTTCAAATGTAATTTTAACTTTAACTTCATGGTATTGGAGTGCAATTAGTGGTAAAGATAGACCTGGATTGCGACAAAACCAAAAATATAAGGGTATCCAAAATTTACCTTTTGCGGTGGGGAGGGTATCGGCTAAATCCCAACCCGATCCCACCCTATTAGTATCTGCGGTAGCTACCCCCGTTCCATTACCACTCATACGATTGAATAGAGTTTGATTAGAACCAGTAGGATTGAATTCAGTTAATTGAGAATAAACAGAATGCCAGTGACCATAATGTTTATCAATTCTTTGACCACCAATTTCTAATTCAACTTCTTTCATTACATGACTACCATAATCACAACTAATACCTATCTCATCGGTTGCTTGGGCGGCCTTAAAACTAGCAGTATGTTCCAAATACATTCTGTGAACTAAATCACCATTTCTGGAAATAGTAGCAACAACATCACCACCAAAGTCTTGAGAACCAGTAAATGTTTGGACAATAGCTTCCATGGAGAAGTTAGTGTGTCTGCGATAGACAACTTTAAAGAAAGTAATTTGCGGGTTACCAGTAAGGTAGATATCCTGAGCGCCATAAGCTACTAATTGCATTAATCCTCCTCCCATTTTGTTTTTATAATATAACATAGAAAAGAATTTAATTAATTTAAATTAATTAATTCAATTAATTAATTTAAATTAATTAAATTCTTTTTAAAAAATGACTATAATATTTAGAAAAATATATTAATTATTTAAAATCTATAGAAAAATTATTAATTTAATAAATTATTTAGTTCGAGTATGCTAATCCACCCATACCTGACATGATTCTTAGGACGTTGTAGTTGACGGCGAAGATTTTGTTGACTGATGTATTGCCGGGATCACTACATACGAGTTTGGCATTATCAATTCGAGAGAAATTACAAGTGCCAGATGGTTGGTGTTCTTCGGGTTTAAGGGCAAATGAGTAAACACCAATAGAATCATTAAATTCACCGGTCATACCGATGGCCCCGGAGTCTGGTGCGGCGGAGTTCAACCCACCTGCACCTGAGTGGTGTTGCCATACTTGGGCTCGCGTAAAGTATCTGAAATTTCGAGCGGCAAATCTATCGTGTCCATTTAGTTTTAAATGATAATCTCCTGTCAGCGTAGCACTTGTGTCGCCACCGACGTCGTTAACTTTTCTTTCATCGCACCAAATTAATTCTTTAACAGGGTGATTGAAGTTAAGATCACCAGTTCCAGAACTAATCGAATCTTCTTGAACTTGTTCAATTAGATATTCGTGACTTACTTGGGCAAATCTACGTCTTTCATCTGTATCAAGGTAAATATAATCACAGAAAAGTGATTGTTTTGCTGTAGCTGATGCAAACGATTGTGTCAATTTATGTTGTAAAATAACTTTAACTTCATGGTATTGAAGAGCAATTAACGGAAGAGCAAGTCCAGGATTACGGCAAAACCAAAATTGTAATGGAACGAAGGTTTTTCCCTGATTTTGATTGTCTCCAGCACTACCCTGGTGTCCTACACCACCCATAAGACTCATTTTTTGAAATAATGTTCCACCGTTAAAATCATTACTACCACCCGGGAGGCATCCAACAGCACCTGTAGGATTAGGTTCAGTTAATTCTGCCCATACTTCCATCCATAAACCAGTTTGTTTATCTATTTTTTGACCACCAATTTCTAATTCAACACTATCAATCCAAGAAGCTCCATGATTTTCTACACCTTCCTCTGGATTTCCATCGATTTCAATATACATTCTGTGAACTAAATCACCATTACGGGAAATAGTCGCAGTGCAACGACCATCACTATTTTGCGAACCATTCCAGGTTTGTTCAATAGCTTCCATCGAGAAGTTAGTGTGTCTGCGATAGACGACTTTAAAGAAAGTAATTTGTGGGTTACCAGTAAGGTAAATATCCTGAGCGCCATAAGCTACTAATTGCATTAATCCTCCTCCCATTTTTGTTTTTATAATATAACATAGAAAAAAATTTTAGAGAAATTATTTAATTAATTTAAATTAATTAAATACTTTTAAAAATGACTATAATATTTAGAAAAATATATTAATTATTTAAGATCTATAGAAAAATTATTATTTTAATTTAATAAATTATTTAGTTACTGTATGCTAAACCACCCATACCTGACATGATACGGAGGACATTGTAGTTGACGGCGAAGCATACTGTAGCAGTGCACCCGGCATCCCCCCCAACTAATTGCGCATTATCAATTCTAGAGAAATTACAAGTTCCCGATGGTTGATGTTCTTCAGGTTTAAGGGCAAATGAATAAACAGCAATACCATCATTAAACCTCCCGGTCCCGGCCGGATCGGATTCAGCATTTAGACCACCAGCACCAGAATGGTATTGCCACACTTGAGTTCTGGTGAAATAACGGTAATCACGAGCAGCAAAGCGATCATGTCCATTTAATTTTAATTGATAAGTAGAAGCAGTAGAATTCCCCAATACAGATGATGTCGCGTCATCTATCGCAGTCTCGCACCATATTAATTCTTTAACTGGATGATTAAAATTTAAATCAGCAGATTTAGCCGCAACGTCGATTGTTTGTTCTTGTACCTGTTCAATAAGGTATTCATGGGAAACTTGAGCGAATCTACGTCTTTCATCGGTATCGAGGTAAATATAATCACACCATAATTTTTGAGTAGTTAGCAAAGGTGTCTGGTCCGACAATAAGGTAAAGTCGTGATTAAGAATAACTTTAACTTCGTGATATTGAAGTGCAATTAAAGGAAGGGCAAGTCCTGGATTACGACAAAACCAAAATTGAATTGGTGTAAAAAAATGCACAGCGTGTGTCGCCGCATCTAAACCGCCCATACCACTCATATTTTGGAATAATGTTCCATCAGATGTACCAGCACCAGTTGTTTTTCCAGTTTTTCCAGATGGATTAGGTTCACTTAAGTGAGCCCATACATTCATCCATAACCCTGTTTGTTTGTCAATCTTTTGACCCCCTATTTCTAATTCTATATCCTTAATGGCTGAAGCCATTGGATTAAAAACATTGTCAGTCCCGGCTGCTGCCACTTCTAAATACATTCTGTGAACTAAATCACCATTACGGGAAATAGTGGCAGAACACCTTCCTGAACTGCTGGTACCATCATTCCCATTCCATGTTTGCTCAATAGCTTCCATAGAGAAGTTAGTGTGTCTGCGGTAGACAACTTTAAAGAAAGTAATTTGCGGGTTTCCAGTAAGGTAAATATCTTGTGCGCCATAAGCTACTAATTGCATTAATCCTCCTCCCATTTTTTGTTTTTATAATATAACATAGAAAAAAATTTTGGAGAAATTAATTAATTAATTCAAAAAAATTCAAAATATTTCATAAAAATTCCAAATATTTTATAAAAATTCAAAATATTTCATAAAATTCATCAAATATTTTATAAATATTTCATAAAATTCATTAAATATTTCAAAGAACTATAAATATTGATAAAATATAAAATAAAAATTTGAAAAATAATTTAATATTTAAAAAAATCAACTATATATTTATAAAAATGGCAGAACAATATGAAAAGAAAGAACTCAGACAACATATCTATGACACACCTGATACATATGTCGGTGGTATTGATGTAATTAATGAAGTTCTACCTATTAAAAATAATGATAATATTGTCTTTAAAGAAATTGAATATATTCCAGCATTACTAAATATCTTTAATGAGATTTTAGTAAATGCTCGGGATCAAATTGTCAGATTACAAGGTCAAGAAGGTCCAAATATTATCCAAGTTTCTAATATTAAAATTAATTTTAATGAAGATAATTCAATTACTGTAATAAATGATGGCAATGGTATTACTATAAAAAAACATGAAAAAGAAAAAATATATATTCCTCAATTAATCTTTGGAGAATTATTAACATCATCTAATTATAAAAAAGATGAAAAAAGAATTGTTGGTGGTAAAAATGGATATGGAGCAAAGCTAGCAAATATCTTTTCTGAATCATTCACTATAGAAACTGTTGATCATATTAATAAATTAAAATATACCCAAACTTGGGAAAATAATATGACTAAATGTAATGAACCTATTATTAAGAAATGTCAAGCAAAACCTTATACTAAAATTATTTGGAAAACTGATTTTAAAAGATTTGGTTTACAAAAATATTCAGAAGATATGATTAATTTAATGTATCGTAGAATTTATGATATAGCAGGAATTACTGATAAATCTATTAATGTTTATTTAAATGATGAAAAAATTAAAATTAAATCTTTCTTAGATTATATTAAATTATATAATAATTCACCTAGTTCTTTAACACAAGAAACTATATCTGATAGATGGGATGTAATCTTCTCAGTATCTCATAATGATACATTTGAACAAGTATCATTTGTAAATGGTATTTGCACAAGTAAGGGTGGTTCTCATGTTGAATGTATTGCTAAACAAATATCTAATGGTATAATTGATTTCATTAAGAAAAAACATAAGAAAGAAATAAAAGATAAAGTTATTAGAAGATATATGTCATTATATATTAATAGTGTAATTGAAAATCCATCATTTGATTCACAAACAAAAGAAAGATGTATTACATCACAAAGTAAGTTTGGTTCTAAACCTAAAGTATCGGTAAAATTTATGAAAAAGGTTTGTTCAAATAATGAATTAATTGATAAGATCTTAGATGCGAATAATAAAAATGATAATAAAGATTTAAAGAAAACAGATGGTAAAAAGAAAAATAAGATTATTGTTCCTAAGTTAGATGATGCTAATTGGGCAGGAACAAAGAAATCACATGAATGCACTTTAATCTTAACTGAGGGAGATTCAGCAAAGTCTATGGCGATTGCTGGATTATCTGAAGTAGGTAGAGATAAATATGGAGTATTTCCTTTGAAAGGTAAAGTATTAAATGTCAGAGAAGCAAATGTAAAACAAATTAATGCTAATGCGGAGATTGTAAATATAAAAAAAATATTAGGGTTAGAGAGTAATAAAAAATATACAAATATAAAATCATTAAGATATGGAAAAATTATGATAATGACTGATCAGGATCATGATGGATTTCATATTAAAGGATTATTGATTAATATGTTTCATTATTTATGGCCAGAACTATTAAATTTTGATTTCATTTCATATATGATTACACCGATTGTAAAAGTATCATTAAAGAAAACTATTAAACCATTTTATACATTAACAGATTATGAGAATTGGAAAAAGAAAACTAATAATTCTAATAAATTTAATATTAAATATTATAAGGGATTGGGAACATCGACAGCACAAGAAGCGAAACAATATTTTAGAGAATTGAAAGTAAATGATTATGCTGTAAATGATAAAACAGATGAATCAGTAAATTTAGCATTTAATAAAGGATTAGCAGATTCAAGAAAAGAATGGTTAAAGAAATATAATAGAGAAGAAATCTTAGATTATAATATTAAGAAAACAAATATAGATGATTTTGTGAATAAAGAATTAATTCATTTCTCTAATTCAGATACAAGTAGGTCTATAGGTTCTTGTATAGATGGGTTAAAGACATCACAAAGAAAGATTTTATATTCATGTTTTAAGAGAAAATTATATTCAGAAATTAGAGTAGCACAATTATCAGGATATGTCAGTGAGCATGCGGCATATCATCATGGAGAAGGTTCATTACAAGGTGCTATTATAGGTATGGCACAAGATTTTGTAGGATCTAATAATATTAATCTGTTAATGCCTAATGGACAATTTGGGACAAGAATTATGGGTGGTGGAGATGCGGCATCATCTAGGTATATTCATACAGAAATTAATCCAATTACAGATTTAATATATAGAAAAGAAGATTTACCATTATTAAATTATTTAGATGATGATGGGTTATTAGTAGAACCTGAATATTATGTGCCAATAATACCGATGGTATTAGTGAATGGTATGTTAGGTATTGGAACAGGATGGAGCACAAATATTCCTAAATATAATCCAGTTGAAGTAATTAATAATATTAAAAAGAAAATTATTGATGGGAAATATAAAATGATGCATCCTTATTACAAAGGTTTTAAAGGTAAAATTATTAAAATATCTGATAAGAATTATATTTCTAAAGGATTATATGATTTACATGATAATAAATTAATTATCACAGAATTGCCGGTAGGTGAATGGACTGATAAATATATAAGATTTTTAGAAGATAATATATTATCTGAGAAATCAGATATGATAGTTGATTTTGATAATCATTCTACAGAAAAGGATATAAATATTAAGATTACATTATCGGATGAATTCTTATATGAAAAGATATTTACACCGCAAGATGGATTTAGTCCATTTGAAAAGAAATTAAAATTAGTAACAAATATATCATTAACAAATATTCATGCTTATAATAAAGATAATGTAATTCAAAAATATGAAAATCCATATCAAATATTAGATGAACATTATAGAGTTAGAACAGCTATATATATTAAAAGAAAAGAATATATATTAAATGAATTAAAAAATAAATTATTAATTTTAGAGAATAAAATGAGATTTATTAATGAGGTAATTCAGAAAACTATTAATATATCTGAATGTAGTAAGAATGAATTATTAAAACAATTATTTGACAAAGAATATAATTTATATGATTCACCAATTAATATAATATCTGAAGTAACAGAATTTAATATAATTAAAAATCAATATGATTATTTAATAAAAATGCCAATTTATACAATGACAACAGATAAAGTAGAAGAATTAAATAATGAATTAAATAAAATAAATGAAGATATTAATATAATATTAAATAAAACTATTAATGATATGTGGATGGAAGAATTAGATGAACTATTAGAATATATGAAAAAACATAGAAATTAAATATATATAATAGTATATAATTGATGAGCAATTTTGATAATAATGAACCACCAATTAATTTTAATAATGGTTTAATGCCAAAAATATATGAACATAAGGATAATTTAGATCATGTAATGGTTAATAATGATATTAAATTAACACCAGGTAAGACAGTTCATTGTGCTGATAATATATTAAGTGGTGTATTAGAAGAAACATATTTAAGTAAGTATTTTTTTTCAGATGATAATATTATGAATATTCAAAAATTAATTAGATATGAATTTTTTAAAGAAAAGGATATAAAAATAGATTATCAATCTAATAATATATTATTAACAATAATGCGTGGAATATTTTTAAAATATAGTAATTCAGCTGCGAGATCACTTGATGAAATTAAAGAACAAATAATAAAACTAAATGATATGGTTGTTCAATATAGTTTGGGAAAAATATATAGTAATTATGATATGCATAATAAATATTTAAAAGATATTAATAATATGCCTAATTTAATGGATCTACCGAAAAGTAATTATAGAGAGAATTATACACATGATTTATCTGAAAGAAATAACATGACTATAGGATCTTAATAATAAAATATAAAGAATAAATTATATAATATTTTATGAACAAATTAACTATTAATGATTTTTTTTTAAAAAAAAAAGAAATAACTTTTTTAAATAATTGGATAAATAAAGATTATAAGAAACAATTTTTATTTATACATGGTAAAGATTCTAGTGGAAAAACAAGTTTAGCAGAATGTATTTTAAATAAATATAAAATAATTCATATCAATATAGATTTTTTTAAAGAAAAAGTAAATATAAAACAATATATTGATGAAGCATTAGGTAGAAAAAATATATTAATGATGTTTAATAATAATTATCAATATAATGCTATTATATTTGATAATTTAGAATTATTTTTAAAACATAATAAATCTATTTTAAATGATATAATTTCATATATATCTAAATTAAATAATTATAAACAAAATCATCCTATTATATTTATATCATCTAATATAAATCATAAATATTTTAAAAAAATATTATCTAATTCAAAGTTCATAGAAATAAATTATTCCCATAAGAATATAATTAATATAACTAATAAATATTTATCTTTAAAAAAAATTAAATTAAATGATAATGAAATAAATAATTTAATAAAAAAATCAGATTCAAAAATAAATAATATAATATCAAATATAAATATATTAAATTTAAATAATAATTTAAAAGATTTATATGATTATGAAGATACTTTTATAGACAATACAATAAATAAGATATATAATACTAATGATTTTTCAGATATAATAAGATATTCACAAAATTTAAATAATCTTTATTTTGATATATTAGATAATATTCATTATATTACAGATGATTTAGATAAAATTATTAAAATATATAAAACAAGTTATTTAGCAGAAAATGTTAATACTTTTTATATAAAAAGACATATAGATTTATATGATTTTTATACTATTTTATCTATAATTTATCCTAAATATTATTTAAAAAATAATATTGATTGTAAAAAGGTAATAAATAATAAATATATAAGTAAATCACTTATATATATATCTAACGAAAGACATATCTATAATAACGATTTAAATATAAATATATTATATTTAATTAATAAATTAAATGATAAAAATTATATAGATTTTTTAAAAGAGAAATATAATATAAATATTAATGAAATTAAGAAATTAACAAACACATATAATAAAATTATAGAGTTTGTTTAGTTAGCTGTATGATAACTTGATTTAGTTTTAGATTTAGATTTAGCTTTTTTAGCTTTGGATTTTGATTTAGTTTTTTTAGATTTGGATTTAGCTTTTTTAGATTTTAACATTACTTTTAATCTTTTAATTTCTTTATTTAGTTTTTTTTTTTCTACAATATTTTTTGATTTACAGCAAGTAGTATGATATTTTTTTAAACTTTTGGATATATTTTTTTTATGAACGATTGATAATTTGTTTGGCATTATAATATATATATGTATAAAAAAAAAATTATAAATTTGAAAATATTTAAGTATAAAAATTATAATAATAATAATATAATAATAATTGTAAAAAATGAAAGATATTAAGATTGTAGCGAGTGAACTATCTATTATTACGGGTCATAATAAATATGAACCTATTACTAAACCTATTGATACTGTATTAAATAGATCAGGTATTGTTAAGAAATATATTCCTAAATCTAAGATAGAAGAAAAATTATTATCTTTATCGGATAAAGATCTTAAAAATATTAAATTAGAACTTAATATAGATGATAAAAGTTCTATAAAACAAGTAGAAAATATTATTAAGAAACAAGTAATGGCTAAATCATTAAATGAAAAGATATCTGAGGATATGTCAAAGAAAAAGGTTGATGAAGTGATTAAATCAATGCCAACTGTAAGTAAATGTTTAGAATCATCAGTAAAACAAGATTTAAGAATGAGAAGAGGAAATGTTAAAGAAGATAATAATTTAAATAAGACACAAGTTAAACGTAATATTGTAATTAATAATAGGAATGTTCAAATGTATGATAAAGTATTATATGTTGACCCGGATAGACAATATCAGATCATTATCAGAGGTAAAATTGATGGTATGAATGATGAATATTTAGTTGAAACAAAGAATAGGACCAAGCGATTATTTAATATGATTCCTGATTATGAAAAGGTTCAATTAAACGCATATATGTGGATGACTGGTAAAGAAAAATCATTACATATTGAATGTTATAATGAAGATAGTAATGAAGTAGAATATGATTTTGATAAGTTATTTTGGGATGAATGTTGTGAAAAAATCATGGGATTTGTAAATGAACATATTGTAAATCATTTATAGATATTTATTAAATAACATTTATCATTTTTTTATAATTTATTATATATGTCTAATAAACCAAGAAGGACAAAAAAAACAAAGAATAAAACAAAGAATAAATCAAAGAATAAAACAAAGAATAAATCAAAGAATAAAACAAAGAATAAATCAAAGAATAAAACAAAGAATAAATCAAAGAATAAAACAAAGAATAAAACAAAGAATAAATCAAAGAATAAAACAAAGAATAAAACAATGAATAAATGTAAAAAAAATATTAAAATATATAAGGAATATGGACCAGGATTAAAATATTTAATATTTGATGGGAATAAAAATGTATTTAAATTTATAAATCATAAATTATAATGATATTTCATAAAACCTAATGTAGAAGCGAATGAAAAAATTAATGTGCCAGTTAATATTGGATAATATATTTCATTTAAATAATAATATGATATCCATACAATATCAGATGTAAGTTCAAGTGATAACATAATCCATGATATTTCTACTTTTTTATCTTTATAACTTTTATATATTTGTGGAGTATAAATACTTGTTGTTAATACTGTTCCTAATATTCCTAAAATAGTTATTATAATATCGTTTTCTTCTAATTTATTATCTTGTATGATAGTGTTATTCATAATTTCATAATATATTCTTAAAATATACTTAAATATATAAAAAATATTTATATTAAATGAATTTAAATATAAGACCATCATGGGAAGAATATTTTAAAATAATAGTTGAAAATACAGCATTAAGATCACCTTGTCATAGATTACAAGTGGGATGTTTATTAGTTAATGATAATCGAATTATATCACAGGGATATAATGGATTTTTACCGGGATTAGTTCATGAATCAATAGTTGAGAATAATCATGAACAAGCAACGGTTCATGCTGAACAAAATGCTATAGCTGATTGTGCTAAAAGAGGTGTAAGTTGTTATAATTCAACAGCATATATTACACATTATCCCTGTATTAATTGTTTTAAAATAATGGCAGCATCAGGTATTAAATCAATTAGATATATAAATGATTATAAGAATGATAAAAATGTAGCTACATTAAGTAGATTATCTAATATTATCATATCTAAGATTTAATTATATTTAATATTATATATGAAATTAATATTAATTTTTATTTTTATAATATTTTTATTCATATTGTATGAATTATATTGTGAATCTTTTTATATTTATAAATATGATTTTTTAGATAAATCTTTTATAGAAAAAATAAATAAAATAATATTAAATGATAAAGAATGGTTATATACAACAAATATAGGTAATGATAAAATAAAACATAATAATGATATAAAATCGAGAAGATATAATTCATTAAAATTATTAAATTCTAATAGATTTTCATATTCAAAATATGAATATAAAAATGATGCTTTAATATTAAAAGAGATAAATGAATATTTAAATAGTCCACAAGTTTTAAAACAAATATCTGAATTAACTGGTAATAAGATAAGTAAAACAACAGATATATTTATATCTAAGTTTGAACCAGGTGATTTTTTATCAGTGCATAATGATACAAATTTAGGAAGATATGCTTTTATAATATATTTGAATGAAACATGGGATAAAAGGTGTGGAGGAGATTTAAATATAATTACCAAATCAGGTATTCATATACCAATATATCCAGAATATAATAAATTAGTATTAATGGATATAAAATCAGAAGAAAGGCCTCATTATATAAATACTGTTAAATGTAATAATAGATATGCGATTACAGGTTGGTTTATGTAAATTTTTTAATATTTGAATTTAACATTATATTTTTTAGTGATATGGTTATCAATTTTTCTGGTAGGGCCGCCTAAAATATATGAATACATTCTTGCTAAACCCCATGATTCTGCTGTTTGATTAGGCCGAGAACCAGAAGAATAATATGCTCCCATACCTTTTCTTTTAACCGCAGATAATGCTGGTTTAGCAATACCTGTAGCATCTGATATTTGTTTTAGAGTTTTAGCTTCAGGATGTAATTTATGAAATTTTTGTGTCCATGATGATTCCTTTTCTTTAAACGATTTTAATTTAGGTCTAGTAAAATATTTACCTTTTTTATAAGATTTTTGTGATTTTTTAAGAGATTTTAATTGTTTTTTTTTATCTTTTCTAGATAATTTAGAATAATATTTTTTAGGTAATGTCATTTATAATATTAAATATTTAAATTATCTAAGTATTTTAAAATTATATCCTAAAGTGATGGATAGAGAAACAAATATAACTAATATTAAAGATGTGCTTATGGGTGCTCTTGAATGATGATATAACATATGCATAATTTGTGATTTCATAGACATTTTAGATGGACAACCTTTAGGTTTTTTTTCTTCATCAGTTAGATTCATAGTAAATAATCTAGGTAAAACAAGATTTAAAATAACTGCGAAAATACAAGCATTAATTACACATTTTAATCCAGATTTCATTTTTTATAATATATATTAGAAAAAATAAATTTGAATAAATTTAAATTATAATTATAAATAATAATAATATAATGTTAGATCAAATCGTGGACTATAAAAAATTATATGAAGAAAAATGTATAGAGTGTGAAGAATTGAATAATTCTTTAAAAATAGAAAGACGCACACATAAACATGGTGATAAAATATTATTAAGAGATTTATTATTTAATGAAACTGGACATAATATGGTTAAAGCAACTGATGAAAATATGTCATGTGCAACAAAATATGCAAACGAAGCTCAAAAATATCAAATAGAAGTGAATGGTAATTTATTTCATAATTTAGATGGTTCGATTAGAAAAAGATATAATGAATGTGGTAATGATATGGAAAAAAGATTTAAAAATCCAGATATTAAAGGTTTTTCAAAATCTGTAGGATATCCTGACCTTCAAACAAATGATATGTATTTGGAAATAAAATTTGCAGCACAAAATAATATTTATTCTACTTTAAGAACATTTTATATATCAACATTGGATAAAGTAGAAAAAAACTTACCACATATTTTAATTGGATTTATCCATATTGATGGTAAATTAGATAATGAACGTCCACCTAAAGTAATAGATTTATATAATTTAGAAGTAACATTAAAATGTGAATGGGAATCTAATAACAAAGAAATGTATATTAACCTTTAATTCTTTCTTTACAATAATTAATATACTTTTCATCAATATCAATACCTATACCCGATAAATTATATTTACTATTTTCTAAATTATTCATTTTTTTAGCTACATTTACAGTTGTTCCTGTTCCACAAAACGGGTCCAATACAGAACCTTCTTTTATATCTGAAATTTTAATAAAATGTTCTACTAATTCTTCAGGAAATATAGCTGGATGTTCACCTTTATCTTTTTTTGATGTGATAGTTTTATAAGGGATAAACCATGTATTTCCCTTACATCTTTTATCTTCCATAGGTTGTCCTGTTTTTTTATCTATTTTATGTTGACCTGTTTTCCTATCAATTAAATTACATTTATATTCAAATGGAACGCCTACAGATTTCTTATTAACTGTTACTTTATCATTTTTCGTAAAATGATATAAATCTTCATTAGTCACGTTAATATATCTTTCAGAATTAATATTTTTAAAATGACCAAATGTTTTATCAACCCTTTCATCACTATTTTTATTTAATACACCATTTATATGAACAGATTTAACCCATGTTATTTTATTTTGTAATATGAACAAGTCTTTTAATTTCATAGCTACTTCCATTGAAATCCAAGGATCTTTATTAGTATATCCCATATTAAGAAATATATGCCCATCATCTTTTAATACTCTTTTTAATTCAACAAATATATCATAAATCCATTCTAAATATTGTTCTCTAGGTTTTTTATCTTTATACTTATTATATTTTAATCCTATATTATAAGGTGGTGATGTAATTATTAATGATATTGTTTTATCAGGTATTTCTTTTAATACTTCCAAACAATTCCCTAGAATAAAATTATATTTATTATTATTTTCTAAATTATTATTTTCTAAATTAATATTTTCTAAATTATTATTTTCTAAATTAATATTTTCTAAATTATTATTTTCTAAATTATTATTTACTAAATTATTATTTTCTAAATTAGAAAGATTATCTAATGTTATAAACCCTTTTTTATAATCATTTTTAAAGTCATCTCGTTTACCATCAGCATTTATAAATTCTTTATAATTTGTAGAAGATTTGTATAATTCATATCTATTATATGCACCTAGTCTTTTAGGGTTATTTTGATTAAATTTAAAAGATTTATTATTATCTATTATATCATTAACTAATTTTAATTCATTTTCTGTTAATTTAACCATATATATATATTTAATAAGTTAATTTTAAATCAAATTTATATTAAATATATTAAATATATTATTTTAAATCATTCTGAGTTAATTTATAACCCCAATGTTGTAAGGTTTGTCTAATTACTGGTGAAACTGATTCATCATTTAAGGTTGTCCCTTTATCTTTAATCATATTAACTAATCTTTTTTTAAATCGACCATTTGGTCCAGCTAATGCTAACCATCTTTTAACTTGTCTTTCATCGTCATCTGTTCTTCTACCTCTATAAAATCTACAATACCATTGAAACCAGCCATATGGATCTTGTTTATTCATCCATCCTGATTTTTCCCAATCAATTAAAGAAGAACCACATTTTACTTTATATTTATTTACTTTTTTATCATAATTAGGTGATATAACCATTTTTTCAATATTAATACCTTTAAACCATGATTTAGGATATTCTTTAATAGCTTCATTTGATGTATATTTCTTTTTAGTTACAGAAGAATATATAGGTCTAAAATATGTTCCACCAAAAGAACCCATATTAAGAACTTGTTGTGGTGTTAAATTAGGTTTAAAATCAGGAAAATCTTTAAATGTTTTCATTTATATTATATATTATATTATATATAATGCGTTTAAATAAAACTAAACGTAAATCTAAGAAAAGAAAAATTACCAAGAAAAGAACTACTAAATCTAATAATAAAATAAATAAAATATTTGTTTTATCATTTTATAAAGAAAGGCGAGAAAAATATAAGAAAAATAAATTATATGAAATATATGAAGCAACACCTAAAACTAAAATAACTAAAAAAGTTGAGAATGAATATTCATTTTATCATAATGTTAATAGAAATACTAAACTTAAAAATATAGCGATTACAGAAGATCATTATAATATATGGAAAAAAATAATAAAAGAAGATTTAAAAAATATAGTTATAATAGAAGATGATGTATATATAAAAGATTTTAAGAAATTAAATAATATAGTAGGTGATAAATTTATATATATAGGTGGTGAATTATATCCTAAAATACAGAAAGATATAAAAAGTTTTAAAAAGAATAGATTGAATAAACTTAAATTAAAAGAAGGTATAAATTTAATGTCTGAGAATGAATTATCTATGATGGGTGCTTTTGGATATTATATACCTAATGCGACAATAGCTAAAAAATTAATAGATGTAATACCAGTTAAAAATAAGAAAAAAACAATTGATACTGAATTAAAACGAATAAGATGGAAATATCCTGAATTAATAAATGGATATTATTATCCAGCATTAGCATTAATAAATTATGATGATGCTATAACAGGACATAATTATAAAGCATTAGTAAATAAAGAAGTAGATAAAATATATAAAAATACTGAATTTGAATTTTATGGTAGGAATAAAAAATAATATATTAAATATAATTTAATAAATAATATAAATGGAAAAATTCAAGAATAAATATAGTGCTGAAATCTTAGATGATAATACTGGAGAATATTATGATAAACCAGTGGATTGTGGAGGATTCCCTACAAGACATGCTATTAAGCGTGCTAAAGAAATAAATGTATCTAAAAAAGATATGATATTAGGAAGACCTTGCGCTAATAATATCGAGATAGATGATAAAATAATAACAGTTTTAGGTAGCCTTTTAAAACCAGGTCAAAGAACAATGATTTGTAAAAATTGTAAAGATAATTATATATCAACTTATAAAGGTAAAAATCCCTTATGTAAAAAATGTAAACCAATTATATTAATAGAAAGAGAATGTAATACCTGTAATATAAAATATAAAACTAAATTTAAAGGTGTTAATCCGAATTGTCGTTCATGTATAAAAAAGAATAAAATGAAAAAAATAGATAAGGAAATTAATAAAGATATACAAAATACTTGTAAACATAAATGGGATAAATGTCCGGTAGGAGAAAAAGGTAAATATAAATATTTTAAATGTAAAATTTGTGGTAAAATAAATGAAGTTCGTTCATCGACTTTACCATTACCATCTGATAAAAAACATAAAAATAAAAATAAAAATAAATTAATTTCTTTTTAAACTAACTTTATGTTCAAATTTTCTTTCATTCTTTAAAAATTCTAATAATTCTATTGCTTTAACAGGATCATTAAAATATTTAGTAAATTTTTCAGTTAAATATTTATTAGTCATAGTTTCATATGATTTATTAGAATTATATTGTAATTTAGATGAATAAGAAGGTAAATTAAAAATATTACCTTTTAAATCATTATTTTCAATATGTAATAATATATTAGATTCTAATGTATATTTTTTAGATTTAAGTTCTTTAATTTTTTCATTATATTGTTTAATTTCATTATCGTGATCCATCCATTGAATAATATTATTATTGAATTCACTCATTTATTTAATATATATATATTAATGATAAATTATTCTTAAATTAAGAACAATAATAAATATTATTAATATAAATAAAATTACAATTACAATAATAATTTTTAAGAAATATGGATATAATTCTTTAATAATATGTTCGATTAATGGATTTAATAATTCATATTTAATAAAATTCATATTTTTATCTTTTTTTAACTCGGTATTTAGATCTTTTATTGTATTGTTTATTAAAACATCAAAGGTCATATTAAATAAATAAATATTATATATTTATATGTTTAACTTATGTAATTATATATTAAAAAAACATACTAATAATAATAATAATAATAATAATAATAATAATAATAATAAATCAGTTGATTATATTATTTTAGAAAAAGATTTTGAAAATAATGAATGTATAATATGTTTAGAAGATATGGTATTAGGTAATAAGATAAAAATATTAGAATGTGGGCATATATATCATTATAAATGTATAAATGATTGGTTTAAGAAGAAAAAAGAAATAAATTGTCCATTATGTTCTAATTAAAATATTATATATAATTATATATAATGGAAAAAAACATTTTAGTATTAGTATTTATAGCAATAATGTTGATAGGGGTATTTTTATATACAGATATATTTAATTCATTATATAATAATCAGATACATCCTTTAATTACAGAAATTGGGAATAGAATGAATAAACCTACTAAACACATAGAGAAACAATTAATTTGGACATATTTAGAAGAACCAGAAACATTAGATAAAGATATTAATATACAATTATTAAATAAGAATAAAAATTTTCCTATATTATTTAATTTTTGTTTACAAATTATGAATAATAAAATTAATAAGAAATATAATGCTTTTCATGTAGTTACACCTGATAATATTAAAGAATATTTACCAGAATTTCCCATTGAAATGAATGCTGAATCAAGATATCCTTTAAAATTTAGAACTGATTTGGTAGGAGCAATGTTATTGAGTAAATATGGTGGATTATTTTTATCACCGGCTACTTTAGTAATGAAAAGTATGGATGAGATAATGTATAAATTAAAATTTAATTATGATTTAATTACTTTTGGAGGTTCTGAACGAGTAATTAATTCATGTAATAATAAATATAATCCAGGTAATTATGTAATTTCTGCTAAAAAAGATAATCCTGTTATTACTTTATACAAAGATAAAATGTTAGATAATTTAAAGAAAGATAATTTTATAAATAGCACAACAGGTGAAGATTTATTATCAAATGTTTTAACAGATTTAAAACCTAATAATCATTTTCATTTTGATTGCACTCACACAGGTAATGTAGATATAAGAAATAATATGATTAAAACTAAACAATTCTATGGTTATGAGCCTTTAGAGTTTAAAGATAAAGACAATATTATATTTATAACGTTACCTTACGATATAATTTTAGAAAATATTGAATATCAGTGGTTTAATAATCTATCAGAGGATCAATTTTTTAATTCAAACATACAATTAACTAAATTGGTATTGGACGAGGCTAGGAAAATTAAAAAATAAATTTGAAATTAATTAAATAAATTAATTATATAAAATACACAATGGGTATTAAATCACTTACACAAATCATTAAAAGAGAATCACCAAATTCAATTACACATGAGAATCTATATAAACTATCGGGTAAGAAAATAGCAGTAGATGCTTCATTAATTATTTATCAACAATTATTAAGACATAAACTATTAAAAAATAAAAAAGGAGAAATTACAAATCATATTACAGGATTATTTTATAAATTAGTAAAATATTTAGCATTAAATATTGAATTAATATTTATATTTGATGGGAAACCACCTGATATGAAACAAGAATGTGTTGATGGTAGAAAGAAAAAAGCACAAGATGCTAAAGATAAAATGGATGCTTGTCAAAATGTTGATGAAAAAAATGAATTAGAAAAATCTACATTAAGATTAACTAAATCTATGATAGATAATGTTAAGAAACTATTAGATTATATGGGTGTATCATATATTCATAATGATGTAGGTGAAGGTGAAGCAATTGCTTCAGAATTATGTAGAGTTGGATTTGTAGATTATGTATTAACAGAAGATATGGATACAATGGTATATGGATGTCCTAATTTAATCAGAACATGTTTAGATAAATCATTAAAAAGACCTGATATTATATCAATTATTAATTATAATGAAATGATTAAAGGATTTAATTTAACTGATGATCAATTTATTAAATTTTGTATTTTATGTGGATGTGATTATTGTTCTAATGTTCCTAAAGTAGGTAATACAACAGCATTAAAAATGATAAAAAAACATAATACAGTCGAAGAAATTATAGAAACATATAAAGATAAATATGAATTTCCTGATAATTATGCTGAATTATTTAATAAATCATATAAAATATTTATGATGTATAAGGATAAAATAAATGTTAATGAATTAGTTATTAGTAAGCCAAATAAGGATATGGGAGGATTAATTAAGTTTCTAGTGAATGATATAGAAATGGATGAATTAAGAGTGCAAAAAGCTGTAAAAAAATTACAGAATACTTTAGGTAATAATATTTAATTATATTTTAATAACTTTAGAATGATTTACAACAGGATTATTATTTTCAAGATTTTTTTTAGATTCTTCTATTTTTTTATTTAGACTTTTACAATTATGTGAATGAGTATAACGATGTTTTTGACAAAACTTACCATTACATTTACAAGAATATGAAATTAATTTAAGTTTTTTATTACAGAATGAACATCTTTCTTTATTCATAATTTATAATTTATTTAAATAAATTTTATTTAAATATTCAAATTTATTAACCCCAATAAGTAAAGCCCCATCCTCTAAATTTCTCATTATATACTTTTGGTGTAACATCATTCATACATTTTAAACTTAATTTATGTTTTCTATATTTAATATTATCTACATCTTTTTTTATATTTTTAATATCTTCAAATATTTCTTCATCAGATGAAGAACTATCATCGGATGAATCATTATCATCATCTTCAGATGAACTAATAAGTTCTTCATTAAAATTTTCTTTGGCAGATATATGATTTTTCTTATCTTCATTAGAATTCCATTCAATATTTATTCCTTTTAATGTTCCAACATTTTCATTAGATTTATTAAATATTTCATCTGTTTCAACATCATGATTATATATAATATCTTCATAAATAAGTTTTTCTTGTTTTCCATATAAATCATATTCATTATTTACTGTTTTTTTCCTTTTAATTACTTCTTCTACTTCTTTTTCTACTTCTTCTTTTACTTCTTCTTCTACTTCATCTTCTTCTTCTACATCATCTTCTACTTTTTCTAAATCATCTTTATCTTTTTTTTTAGATTTAGATAGTTTCTTTTTATCAGTTTTAGATCCTTTATTATCTTCTTTATCATCAGATTCATTTAATTTAATATTTATTTCTTGTATTTTACCACCTGATTGACCTTCATCTGAAAAGAAACAAGTATCAGGCATAGAAGTTTTTTCTTTTAATTTCCATTCTTTAGTTCCACCCGGATATTCTAATATATTTACAAATCCAGCATCTATTAAATGTTCTATTAATTTCTCTGAAGCATGACATTTACTATGAGCACAATAAACAACTATTGGTAAATTATAAATTGTTATTTTCTTAGATTTTAAAGATTTATTTATAGAGGGATAATTATCTATTACTCTGTGAATAATTTGTTTTACTTTATTCTGTTTTTCTTTAGAAGAAGATTTATCTAATAATGATACAGATAAACTATAACTATTAGGTATATGGCATCTATTAAAATTTTCTTTAGGTAATGCATTAAATAATATATGACATTTATCATTAACATATTTTCTCATTATTTCAAAATTAATTTTACATGATACTATCAATGTTTTAATATTATCACTCCAGAAATTATCTCTATTTAATAAACAATAATGAACATGTCTAGGATATGTTATATCATCTACAGAATATGGTTGAGGACAATTTAATACAAACGTAGCTAGACCTTTTGAATTAGTTTTAACTAATCCATGATTTTTAAAAGTATTATAAGCATCTTTTGCTGATTTAATTTTCATAAAATCTTTAGTATATTCAGCTGCCCAATAACATATCCATGTATTTGGTTTATCTTCTACTTTAATATTCACTTCATAATTAGTAATATTAGGTTTTAGAATCTGTAATGTTCTTTTATTAGCATTATATTTATCATTATTATTAAGAAATGGTGGTAATAAAGAATAATTACCAATTTCTTTATACCAATCAGGAATTACTTTTTCTAATTCTGCTTGATTCATTGATTTAGTAACTTCACACGTTAAACATATTTTACCCATTATAAATATTAGTTATATAAAAAAATTTGATTTTAAAATAATAATTGTAATTTATAATAAAATTATAACTATGAATCATTTAGGATCAACATTTATACCTTGTAATGATATCCTTGAAATGATAGGAGAAAAAGTAGTTAAGAAAAGATTAGAAAATTACATTCCCATAATTACAAATGTTATTGTTGAAAATCCACAAACATGGATGATGTGTAAAGATAGAAGAACATGTAAAATAGTTTATAAAAATATTAATAATATTTTCAAAAGGAGACCAACTAAAAATTTATCATATAATTATTATCTAATGATAGATAATATTTGTGATATAAGCGATGATGATACTAGTAGTAGCGGTGATGAAATAGATGAAGATGAAGATAAGATAGATGAAGATAATAGTATAGGTTATAGTTATTATGAAATAAATGATATATCAGAAGAAACATCATATGTTAAAGGTAATTATTACTATAAAACACATAGGGGTGTTATTGAAAATTCACATGTAATTAGTTTATTGAACTCTAACATAATTAAACCAGATGAAGATACATTATTAAATGAAGACAATATAAGAAAAATTATTAATCATAAGACACATGTTAAAGTTGATTCTTTAGAAAAAACAAGACAATTTGTTAATATGTCTGAACATTTTAAATTTACAAAAGACAATATTTATGAAAAATTAATTAACATGTCTTATAATCAAATTATAATAGAAGATGACTTATTTGATATATTATTTAATAAAAATTACATTCTTTATTCAGATACATCAGATAAATTCATATTTGCAAGATATGATTGTTATACTCTTGAATCATATTGTTATAATAATCCTCATGATAATTATTCAACTAAAGTAGATATTGATTATGATAGTGGTGAATATATATTTGAAATAAAACACACTTATTATGAAAAATCGGGATTTAATTCGGTGTATTTTAGATTCAAAACAATATCTAATAATAATAAATTATATGAATATTCATATTATCATAAATATTAGTTATATAAAAAAATTTTGATTTAAAAATAACTTAACAAATATAATTAAAAGATGATTACATTTATTGTTGTAAAAGATGATAACAAAAACACTATCCAATTTTCTAATGATGGAACTATGTTGGATTTAAAAAAAGAAATTATTAAAATTTTTGATCTTAAATGTAAATATATTGATATTATTTCTGAAGTAGATAGACCTATTAGAGTCATGGGTAAGTTTAATTTTGATAAAGGATTACAACCTAGAACTCTTGATAATTATGAATTTAATAGATTTGGTATTGATGAAAGAACTATCCCTATCACTTATGAAGAAGTAGAAGATTTTAAACCATTTGTTAAGAAAGCTAATGTAAATACTGGTGATAAATCTACATACGTACCTCCTAATGGGTCATCTTATGTTGAAGAAGTAGAGTTTGATATTAATAGTGAATCAGATTTCCCATCACTATAATTATACACATTAGATTATAAAGATATCTTAACTTTTTTTTATTTTATTTTTTTTTAAAGTTTTATTCATTGATCCTGTTTTAATAAATTCATCTAGAATAGTATATATGGGGGCGTGATCTGATGCTATTTTATTTAATTTATAATTATCTAATAATACTTTATTAATAGGGATTTGTTTATTATAAAATATAAAATCAGATTTTCCGTTATATTTATTATCTTTCATTTTATTTTTACCATTAACACCATCACAACACGTTTTATATTTTTGATGAGAAAACACTTTAATTTTCTTTAATATTTTATTTTTACTATAATAAAATGGTTTAAAATAAAATATATCATTTTTATTTAAGAATTGTTTGAACCAGTAATAATTGAAATCACCGGCAATTATTACTTCTGGATTACTCGGAATATTATTTAATAAATCAATATAATAAGATAATTTTTTTATCATAATATTTTTTTGCTTTGTTTTAAATCCATAATGTAAATTAATAAAAATAACATTTTTATTTGATGATTTTTCTATAAAAGAAATTATTTGTATAGGTCTACCTTCTTCAAAATCACCATTTATTTCTTGAACTAATGAATATTTTTCCTTATTAAAAATAACCATAACATCTTCAAACCCTGATTTAAAATATAATGGTTTGTATATTTTACTATTTAATTTATTACTTTTTTTGAAGATTTGTTTACCATTTGATGATTCTTGTAAAGCAATAAAATCATATTCTTTATTTAAAAAAACTGAATTATTATCTATTAAATCTACTACATTTTGTAAACAATTTTTTTTAATATTACATTTATTTCCTAATTCTTTCGCTGTTCCAAATCCTTTTACACCGTTTGTCATACATTCCCAACAAACATTATAACTTAATATATTCATTATATATAATATATATATAATATGTATTTCAGAATTAATATAAATTAACTCTATTAACAGCAACAACATAATTTATTCATAACACAATTATTAGATTTTTTTACTATATCATCTACATCTATTTTTGCTTTATATTTTTCATAAAATAATAACCTTTCTTTTTCAATAACATATTTATGTAATTCTGAATAATTTAATATTCTAGAATATTTATCATAATCGGTATTTTTTATATATTTTTGTGATTCTTGATATATTATACAATATTCAGATAATATTTCTTCATTATATGATGTTAATAAACTTTCTAATAATTCATCATTAAAACAATTTTTTTGTAATTCTAATAATTCTTTTTTATTTTTTAATTTAGAAATCATATTTACACATTTTTCTATAACATTATTATATAATTCCATTTTCTCTTGATATTTTTTGAATTTTAATATACTAGATGAACATGTAATTACTGTGCTTAAAAATATAGGTGATAAATCAAAAAAATCATGTGATACTCTATCATTATTATCATCATCTAAGAAAATTAATTTACATGATTCTACTAATGTTAAACCAGATGCTAATAATATAGTACTGATACTCCAGAAATTATGACATTTTTTATATCTATTATATTTCAATTCTAATATTTTTCTATATAGATCTAATTTTCTTTTTTTATCTTTTATATGTTTTATTAAATCAGCAACACATTTAATATTTAAACACATATCTGGATCTTCAGATGTATTTGGAGTATTTATAACGCAACCTTTTAATTTATTATCTTTTTTAGAATCATTACTCATAAATATATAAATAAATTATTTATTACATTTTTCCATTATATGTTATATCAAAATCAGATTTAATTGTATCTTTTATTTTATCATTTTTATATTTTCTATATTGTATGTAAAACCCGGAAGAACTTAAACTAATATATGTTAACATAAATATATATAAATTATAATAATGTGTGAATTCATTGAATGACCATAATAATAATGCAGGACCTATGAATGAAGTTGTTAATATAGATATTCTATTTTCATTATATACAGCTATCATACCTAATGAAATCCCTGGTATTATTATAGATAATAATGTATCTGTATTATATATTTCTATTTTTTCTAAATGATGATTATTTATTAAATTATATGATAAATATCCACTTGATCCTCCTAATAGAAATCCTAAAAAAAAATTAGTTAATCTATAAAGTTTTAATAATAAAAAACCACCTGATAAACCAGATATTATAGATACTACATTTTTTATTAAACATTCATTTTTAGTATATTCAAAATGATTTAAAATCAAATGTGTAGCTTTATAAGAACTTTCCATAGATAAAATAGTTCCTAATGAAAAAATAGTAGGTCTAACAAATTTATTACCTAAATAAGACATACATAATCCGGATAATCCTATAATAGGATATAAATAATTGGCATCATAATTTAATATATCAATATTAAAACAATCCATTATATAATATACAATAAATATATTATTAATATATATATAAATATTAATATTATAGTAACTTTATCTTTTAAATCATAATAAAATTTTTTTAATTCTTTAGATCCTTGAGTATCAAACATATTTATTTATTTTAATAAATTAAATTTAAAAATAAATCAAATTTATATAATGTATATAAATTTAAAATAAATTAAATTTATATAATGTATAATTGGTTTGAAAAGATATGGTGTTGGATTACAGGTAAATGTTGTTGGTGTCATAGTAGAGAACATGATACTATGACATTTAAAGGAAATCATAAATATACAGATTTAACAATATGTAATAAATGTTTTAATAAAAAATGGGATAGTCTTAATTTTGATTTAACTAAAAGTATTGATGGAGCTTATGGGATATAATCATTTCTTAGATTTTTTCTTTAATTTCTTAGATTTATTTTTTTTCTTCTTTAATTTCTTAGATTTTTTATATTTATTTTTTTTCTGTCCTAGGCCAGGTGGTTGATCTTGAGGATGAAAGTTTCCATCAGGATATTTAATCATATGATACCTACGACTTCTTTGACCATCATTATCATATTCAACAGTAATATGGAATGGTTGAGGATAGGTTTGATGCCAGTCTCCATGAATAAATATAATTAAATTTTCTGCATCTGGATTTATATTTAAATAATACCATAATGCCAATCTATCAACATCATCACCAGTATAACTTAGATCTTGAACTACAACTCTTCTCACTCTAAATGTTTTTACTTCAGGCATCATAATAGTGACTTGACCAGTTTCCATTATTATATATTATATATTATATAATAATTTCAGGTAATATTGGATGTCCTTCCCAATAATATCTTTTCATTATATAATTTGTTTTAAATGATTTTGGATAATAATAATCAGGATATTTCTTAACATTTTTAGGTAATAAATTAAATGATTTCTCAGGTAAAATTAAACGTAATTGTTCTATAGATTTTAATGGTACATTATCCATTTCAATAATATTTAAATCATTTATATTTAATAAATAATTATTAAAATCTTTTACAGAAGGAGCAAAATGATATTTATAAAACCATTTCCATGATAAACAATCTTCAAAATAATAATTAGTTGTCCATATAAATGATTCTAAATAATTTTTACATATATCATTAATTTGTATTTCTAATATATCATCATAACTTGGATTATAATTATGATGATTATTTATTTGAAACATATAATATCTTCTATTCCAATTAATATCTAAATCATTAAATATTTTTATTTCGTTTCTTCTATCAATTATAGGTATATGATTCATAAAATCTCTTTCATATTCTTTATCATAAATATTATATTTATCTAAACATTCATTATTAAAATATGAATGATAAATATCATGATATATATTTTTAAATTTTTTATGTTGATTTGATCTAATATTTAATATATTTTCTAATAATTTATTTTCTTCTAAAGATAATTTATGAATTAATTTTTTAAAATTAGGTAGATCTAATTTATTATTATGAATTAAATAAAATATACCAGCATGTTCTTCTTGTAATAAATTATATATTTTTAATAGATTATCTAGACCTCCATATCTAATATTAATACAAGGTGTATTATGAATAAAATCATTCCCTATGAAAAAACATAAAAATATATAATCATTAATAATATTTTGTTTAGATAATTTAACAAAACCTTTTTTAATATCTTTTACTAAATATTTTTTTAATAAATTAATATCTAAATAAACATATTCAGAGTTTAATCCTTCAATATTATATTCAGTGCGTTCTCTAAGTAAATAGATATTGTTATTTTTGATTAAAGATAACATAATTAAATCAGCATCTAATCCGTGAACAATATTAATATCATTATTATTATTTAATTTAAGATATTGCATAATTTTATGTTCACCTTCACCTGCTTTGGATGAATCACTAAATATAGTTTTAATAGGATATGATTTATTTTTTAAAAATATATTTAAATCATTCATAAATTTAGTGCCAGGTGAAATAGCATTTGTATCCCATAATTTATGTTCATTAGCAGATCTAAATCGTCTATATTTTTGTTGTTCAATTTTACTTCTAGGACATACTCCATCAATAGCAATATAAATTAAATCTTTAGGATTAATAATATTTATAATTTTAATCATATTATTATAGATATTATCAAACATTTCTTGTTCATCTGTTAGTCCATGACAACAAGGATGAATTAAACAATTTAAATCAAAAAAAAGATTATTAATTTTTATATTAAATAAATCTTGTTGAATTAGAATATCATTATAATTATTTATAATATTTTTAAAATATACAGGAATACCCATTTATTATATAATTATAGATATTCGTTTAAATAAATAATCATATTAAATGAAAAAAAATATAAGTAAATATAAATGAGTGAGTTTGCCAAGGCTGTTAAAAGTGGTAATATAGGAAAGGTTAAACAGTTATTATTTAAAGAAGATGCTGATCCTAATATTAAAGATATACTTTTTAATGGAAGGAATAAAAAAAAAGGTAATACAGCATTAATATTCGCAGCACAAGAAGGACATAAAGAGATTGTAGAACTTTTAATTAAAGCCGGTGCTGACCCGGATATGACTGATATTTACGGGACAACTGCATTGATGGCATCTTGTAAATTTAATGCGGTAAATGATAATTACAATTTAGATATTATTAAACTTTTACTTAAAGGAGATGTTAATATAAATTTACAAAATGAGATGGATGAAACTGCATTAATGATAGCGTCAGAGCATGGAAATACTGGAATTGTTGAAATTTTAATTACAGCTGGTGCCAACCTTGATATTCAAGGTGGATCAAATGGTGATAGTGCATTAATTATGGCAAGTGATGGTCTACCAGAGATAGTTAAACTTTTACTCGATGCTGGTGCAAATATAAATCTTGAAAATGCTTATGGAGATACTGCTTTGACAATGGCGACAGAAAGTCGGAATTTAGATTGTATTATATTATTAATTGATGCCGCAGAGAGAGAAGGATTAAATCCACTAGATGACCCACAATTACAAGAAATTTATGCTGATTACATTTTATCTAAAGTTAAAAAATTACAAGCAAAACAGAGACTTAAATTTGCTACCATGATTATCGATGAAAATCAAATAGGTGAACCATCATATGATGTTATTATAAAAATATTAAAATCTCTTAAAATACCTGTATTAAACAAAGATACCTTAGATAAAACAAATGATTTATTAATGCGGACATTACAACAAGAATTACAAAAAGAAATAGAAAAATCTTTAAAAAGAGAATTCAAAGGTGAAAAACTAGATAATATGATTGAATTTTACAGAAAACAACTGCGAGATCCTGGTTTACCTAAAAATATTAGAAAAGCATATAAAAGACAGAAAAGAAGAAGAAAACAAAAAATGAGTATTTCGTTGGGTTCAAGTGATGTAAGTTCATTAAGTGAAGGACTAGGGATGAAAAGAAAAAAAAGTCAAAAAAAATCTAAATCAAAAGGTTCGAGTAAAAAAAAGAATAATAAGAAAATGAAATCTAAGAAAAGAAAAAAACAATAAATAAATAAATAATCAATATTAAATGAAAAAAAATATATGTTATAGTATATAAAATGGAACAACAAATGGGTGGAAATCAATTAACTTTTGAAGCAATAATGACGCCAAATTTTCTATATTTTGTAATTACACTTGCTGTAATTGGATATTTATATCAAACTAAAATGGTTCTCAGCAGAGAACAACAAGTTAAATTACAATCTGCTAATTTATTTGATAAACAACTATATTTAGAGGTAGGGTTTATGATATTAATTGGTTTATCAATGTATATATTAAATAATGGTGAAAATACTACATTTGTATGGTTATATATGTTAATACCGATTGTATATTTAGTTCTTAAAAGTTTAATGGTATTTAATAAAGTTACTGATTATATTAAAGATGCTCCTACAGCTACAGATGTAGATTCAGATTTAGCAGATTTAATTAGTCAACAAGCAAATGCTAATACTAATACTCAAATCCCTGTAACTAATCAAAATAGTAATACAGTTGATATTTCGAATGCATTAAATAATGCTTTAAGTAAAAATTCTCAATATACTAATTCTGTAGGTGTTCAGCAACCTCAACAACCTCAACAACCACCTCCACAAGTTCCTCAACAATTTCAAAATCCTATGAATACAATACCTGAAGGATTTTCCTTATTTTAATTATTTAAAAATATTCTTTTAATATTATGTTTTATCCTGTAATAATATCCATGGATAAATTTGATTTTTACTTTTTAAGTATCTACATACAAAAAACTTAAAGAGTAATTAACTACAAAAAACTTAAAGAGTAATTAACTACATACGAAACTAAATCAGTTGTAAATGTTCTCTCAACAAAGTATTGATAATGTCAACCATAAAATCCCTCCTCATTTTGAGGGGTTTCAACTCATGACTCTTAACGAGTTCATAAGTCATTTTTCGGATGACATATCTGAAAAATATGTCAAAAGTCCGCCTCATCTGCCTCTCTCGTTTTTAGGAAAACCATATATAGAAATTATTTGTCTTGTGGATATGCGGAAAGATATTAAGAATACCATGTCTAAAGAAATGAAAAGTAAATTATCTAAATGTGGTGGAGCCAAACGACGTAAGATAAAAAAAAATTATTGTTACAGTAATATATTTAATAGGATACACGGTTATGTTATGCTTGAAAATATGAATGGTATCGGGTATATTCCTCAAAATAAAGATGTAATATGTTTACGTTTGATATGCAGTTCATATTATAGCAATATGAAAGGTATTGGTAGTTATCTAATGACATCAATGACCGAAATATGTAAGATCAACGGTTATACTGATATTATTCTTGAAGTGTCAAATGATATACAAATTCTAATGGAAAAAAATGAAAAAAGAAAACTTAAAAATGATAAAGTAGATAAAGTAGATAAAGTAGATAAAGTAGATAAAGTAGATGATACTGATGATACTGATGATACTGATGATACTGAAGATGAAAATTCAGAATTTAACTTGAGAATAATTAAGGAATTTAATAAGAAAACACTCACATTAAAAGATAACGCACGGGTATCATATGTAAGTGATTATTATATGTGTGATATTATTTTCCATTATTTACAGTATAATTATGATAATAATCGTGACCTATGTTGTCAAGAACAATATTATGATGATTATGACGATTATGATGATTATGATTGTTATTATAATGGATATGATGATAGTTATGATTATAGTGTTAATAAGAGCACTACTCATATCGCTCAACCTGTTCCAATTATTAAAGAACTGGGTGAGAAAGATTATGGAGGATATTGGTATCAAAAAGGTAAAAGAACTTGTATTGATTTAATGAGATTCTATGAAAAGTTTGGATTTGTAGAAGACCCATTAGTTAATACTAAATGGGAAGCATTTACAGATATACCACTACCTAGTATGATCTTAAATCTAAAATAATATATTTAAATAATGCTTTTAAATACAATCACATTTTTTTTAATTATTTAAACATATTCTTTTAATATATATTATGAAATATTTATCTTTTGATGTTGGGATTAAAAATCTCGCATATTGTTCATTAAATGATAAAAAAGAAATACTTGATTGGGGGATTATTAATTTAGATAAAAATCCAATTTGTTCTTGTGGGCTACAAAAACCATGTCAAAAATCTTCTACATTTATAGTTACTGATAATAATGAAACAAAATATAGTTGTACTACACATGCTAAAAAATATAAGAAAAAGAAGAAAATGAATAATGATCGGGACATATTTAATTTAAGTAAAATTATGATAAATGAATTAAAGTCTAAAGAAGATTTTTTGAATCATGAAATTATATGTATAGAAAATCAACCTGCTCTAAAAAATCCTGTTATGAAAACAGTTCAAATGATTTTATATTCATATTTTATGATTGAAGGTGCAACTAAAGATAAACCAGTAGACCACGTTCATATGATTAATGCTCGGAATAAATTAAAAGTATATAAAGGTCCACCTGTTGAATGTAAGTATACTGAAAAATATAAAAAAAATAAATATCTTTCGGTAGAATATACTAAATTAATGATTTTAAAAGAAGATAAAAAGTTTATAGATTTATTTACAGAATCTAAAAAAAAAGATGATTTAGCTGATGCTTATTTACAGGGTATATATTTTATAGAGAAATAATTATTAAATTTCTTCAGTAATATTACATTTATTACATTTATAAAATTCATCATTCTTTTTAAAAGTTAAATATCCTTTACATTTAAAATCACTACAGGGATTACCTCTTTTATCATTATCCCGAGGAAGTCCTATTTCGTACCAAAAATCTCCAAAATTATCTTCATCCAATAACCAAAGGCGTTTGTTATTATAAATTTTCATTCTAGGGCATTTATATGCTGAATGACCTCTTTTATAACACATTTTACATACAAATAAATTTTTATCATTAGGATCAAAATCACCACATACAGGACAACTATATACATGACTTTTTTTCATACCACAATAAGCTGCATAACACCTTGAATGACAAGTATGTCCACAAGGTAAAACATAACTATGATATTTGCTCTCTGACATTAAGCAAACATAACATTCTTTATCTGTTTTAACAGAACTCATACCATATTTTAAAAGGATATTATCACTATAAGTATTGTGTACATTACCATCTAATTCCATTTTTTAATATATAAAAAAAAGTTTTAATGATATTTCAAATTTATATTTTTATATTTATAATTATTTAATATATTTAATAAGATCGTTATAATTGTAGAATCTTTTACTAGGTGGATAAAAGAATAATTCTATATTTCGGCCATCCCTGGTATCCTCCATACGATAAAGTGAACTAGGATTATCACCTAGTTCAATAGCGTGTTTAGTCATTTTTTCATATTTAGGATCATCTGATAATACCCACGGAGATAAAATAGAGTTATTTATTATCCACCCATATTTGTTTTCTAATTTTTTGAATATTTTCATAAAATCATCTTCATTCGAAATCATAAATTGTAAATAATTTTCATTAAATGATTTAAATTTTTTATAATAGTTCATATGTTTTGTGAACATAATTTTATCATTTAATTGTTGGATTAACTTCTTTCTATTAAAATTAGTTTTAACATGTTTATTAATTAGATAACTGATATCAGGATTAATCAATTCAAGGATTGAATGCATTAATGCTTTAATTATGAAAAAAATTAATAAATTATTCAAATTTATTAAATATTATAAATAGTATATGAGAGTTGTTATAAATAAATCAACGAATCCTAAAAAGAAATATATGGCGATATTTTATAATGATAATAAGAAAAAAGTAAAAACAACTCATTTTGGTGCGGCAGGTATGAGTGATTATACTAAACATAAAAATAAATCTAGAAGACGCAGATATTTAAGTAGGCATAGGGGAAAAGAGGATTGGGATAATTATATGAGTGCTGGTTCATTATCTCGATATATATTATGGGGTGAAACAGGATTTAGAGAATCAGTTAAAAAATATAAAAATAAATTTAATTTAAATTAAATATTTTATAAATTAAATGAAAGATTGTTGTAAATCAGGTAAGAAAGATAAAAAATGTTATAGAAAATCAGATAAGAAAACATTTAAATTACCAAGGAAGTTTTCAAAGAAAAGTTGTAAGAAAATTAGAGGATTTACAATGAGATCATCATGTGCTCCATATAAGGATTGTGATAAAAAGGGTGGTGGTAAATCAAAAAAACAATTTTTATTTAATCCAAATAATCCTAAGAAATCGTTTGATGTTTATATAAATAAAGATCCATCAGATACAATATCTATTAAATATACAACAATTCAAGATGTAAAAAATACTATTAAAAAATTGGAAAGATTATTTAAACAAGGTAAATATCCGCATAAAAGGATATGGCAGGTTGGTATGATAATGAGAGTTCGTTTAAAAGTATTGAAGAAAAAGAAACCAAATGAATATAAATTAGCTGAAAGATATTTTAAATTTTTAGGACAAAGAACAAAATTGAAAACATTTAAAGAAAGAAAAAAATATGCGTTTAAATTTTAAATATATTTAAAGAGATTATATAATTAAAATAATATGGCAAATATTTTATATAAATCCTTACAAAATTATTATAATGATAAAGAAAATATTAATAAGTTTAATGATTATGTAAATGGTGATAAGAAAATATCTTTAAGAATAATTGATTGGTTTGTAACAAATTATTCTAAAAAACATAATGTATTTTATGAAATATATAAAAATGATAAAGATTTAATGACATTTGAAGAATGTAATAATAAATTACATAAACAAATTAATATTTATCATGCTTATAAATCACAATTAAAATCATATCAAAAAAAGAAGTTTGATCCTTTTTGTAGGAAAGAAAGAATTAATTTCAAATGTCATGATTTAGATATTGAAACTACAGTAGGTCAATTAAATTTTTTTAAATGGGCTATTGATAATATGGTTTTAGAATATATTACTTTACATTATAAAGATATTGAAAATGATATGACAATATGTTATAATAATAATAAAAAAGATAAAAAAGATATAGAAAGAAAACCAAGACAAGAATTATCTAAATCAGCATCTAGGGGATTAAATACTAATTCACATAAAATTAGATTAGATTTTAATTAAAATATTAATAATATTATAATAATGGAAGAAAAATCTGTACCTAAAAATAAACAAAAAATAAATAAAGTTAATAAAGAAGTTTATAAAGAAGGATGGTGGACTAAAAATTTTGGTTTACCATTCAAACTAATATTCATAATGTATATAATACCAATATTATTAATATTAAGTTTATATTTTAAAAGTAAAATTTATAAAAAACAACCTATTATGTATATATTAGGTTTAATGTTAGCAATGATATATATTGTTTTAAGTATGTTATTTTCATTATATATATTTATTTTAGTAAAAATATAATTAAATATCATCTAAATCGATTTTACCATTATCTTCATCTTCTGATTCTTCTGAATCACTACTAGATTTAGATTCATCCTTATCTTCTTCATCTGAATCAGGCATATCAGTGCTCCAAATAAAACCCATATTATCATCATCATCATCTGAATAATGATTATCTACATCTAATTTAATAGATTTAGGAACTAATCCTTTATCTTTTAGTTTTCTAGTTAAGTTTTCATCATAATTATCTATGATATCACATACATTATCTTGCCAATCTCTCAATGATACTAATACAATATCATTTTGATTAACAAATCTTCTATTTCTCATAGTTCCACACATGATTGCCATGCGTTCTTTACCATCAAAACATAATACATCAAATCTACAATTACCTTTACATTTAATAATTTGTGCATATTCTTGTCCAGGTTCTTTTAATCTTAAATTTTTAGATTCTTTTTGTTGATTTTTATTTCTTTTATGTTTTTTACCACCTTTAGTATTAGGCATGATTACGATTACAATATATATTATGAATTTCTTTTTAAATAAATTTGAAATTTAGAATTGGGAAAATTAAATATTTAAAGCAAGAACATATATAGAAATATCTTGTTAAATAAACACCTATAATGGACATTAAAGATCATTGCATGATAATATATCTAATAATATTGATATATGGGCTCCCGATTGTTTCAGCTATGCAGAACTCAATTGATTATGGTGGTCCAGCATTGGGAATGGCAGTATCAGCAGGGGTTGCTGCAGTAGGGTCAGTGGCGGCCACTATTTCTAGTATGCGTTCCCCAATATCTAATTCACCTATGAATATATATGAAAGATTTATATTGATCTGTAAGCCAGAGCAATCTGGTAAAACATTTGTTATGTTACAGAAAATAATTAAAGATATGAATTATCCAATTGATAAGGATATTATTAATATAATATTCTGTGATAATAATCTATTATTAACAAGACAAACTTGTACAAGGGTTGCTTCTGAAATACCTAAGGTTGAAATTAATGGTGAAATATATCTAGAGTTCTCATCACATACTAGGACGACTTTTAATACAGCTGATGCTGTTAAAGGAGCAATAGCTGTTGATGGAATTAAAAATATTTTGTGTTGTACTAATGGAACACGCGTGGACGATATTTATGAAATAATTGACAAGATTAATAAATCACAACATTTATCTGACAAGTTTTATTTTAAGATTTGGTTAGATGAAGCTGATAAATATATTAATTATATAGATCAATGTTTTAAACCATTGATTGAAGAATATGATAATATATCATTATACGGAATAACCGCTACTGCAAAGAATCTATTCAACCGCTATGGGGCTCTTAATGTATTCCCTCTCGAAAATACAACAATACCTACTTATCACGGTTGGAATGATAATAATATTAAAATAATTGATAGTAATAGAAAAACTATAGAATTTATAGATGATGTATTAAAATTTCGTAAAGGATTAATTCAACCAGGAACTAAATGGTTTATTCCAGCAGATTCAAGAAAATCAACACATATAGAAGCTATGAAATTATGTCGCAACAATTATGGAATGGCTACCATTATTATAAATGGTGACGGTATAATATTACATATGCCTAATCTTGAACAATATAAATATAAAAAAGATGAAGAATTAAACAAAATATTATTGAAGATATATAGGGAGCACGAATTACATAAATATCCATTAAGTATTACAGGATATTTATGTATAGGGAGAGGTATTAGTATTTCTAGTCATGATTTTATGTTTGATTATGGTATATTATCAAATACACGAAATCCAAATGAAGCATCTCAAAATGCTGGAAGACTTAAAGGGAATATGAAAAATTGGCCAAATTATAAACCACCTATCGTCTTTACAACTGAAAAGTTTGATAAGATTGCTAGAGAATGGGAAATAAAATCACGTGGATTAGCTGAATTAGCTTTTCGTAGAGATTTAGAAGGTAAATCCACTATTATTACTAAAAATGAATTTAAAACAGTTGGTGAAGATTATGAATATGTTCTTCATGAAGATTTATTTAAATCATATGCGGATGCGATTAAATTTCTTAAAGGTATTGCGAAAAAATATATGAAGACTAAAGTCTCCGGTTCAAAAGGAGGAGCAATACATAAATCATCTGGTGGATATGAAGTATCTACTAAATTAAATACTAAAGCTGAAATAACTGATGATGATCGTCTAGATATAAATAAGTCATTAACTATTGGGAATGGTAATAGTATTTCTTCTACAGAAAAGGGTAGTAGATATTTAATCTTACCTGTATATGAAACTATGGAAAGCCAACCAAAAGATGTTCTATATCAAGTAAGATATATAAAATTCACTAGTTAAAATCTTTTAATAAATTTGATAAAAATATTTTTTTTATTTCAAATACTAAAAACAATGTTCACTTGTTTCAAGAAAAGTTCTAATAAGGTTTCAGATGAAATAACTTATTTAGAAGGGATTTTTGAACCAAGACCTGAAGGTTTTAAAGAAATAGATGTTGAAAAATATCAACCAATATCTATTCTTAAGAATGGTAAAGATAAACCTGTTAAACATAGAAGAAGAAATAGTATGTATCCAAAACAATCTAAGAAAAATATAATTAAACTAAATAAGATTGTAATGGATGAAAAAAGGTTAGAAAAAGATGCTTTTATTAATGAATTTAATTCTGAGATTATTCAATGTAAAGGATGTTTTGAAAAGTTTAATCTTGGTGAACATCAAATAGTAATGAGTTGTTCAGGATGTAATGGATTCTTTCATTGTCATATAGCTGGAGCATGTGTAGGACCTAATTGTTCAGTAATATTAAATGGTAAAAAAGAATCTCTTAAATATTGTATGAGTTGTGTGAATCCATATTTAAAAGTGAATATAGAAGATAATGGATTATGTTTATGTAAATCCTGTGAAGATTTATCAGATATACCAAATTATTATAAAGAAGTATAGTTAATTTAATATATAAAGATTTTTTTATATTATACTAATATGAAAAATATTTTAGATAAACAAAATATATCAGTTATAAAAATAATCGGTGATGGGAATTGTTTATTTGGGTGTATAGTCCAACAATTACATCTTATTAAGAATACTAAATATATATTTGATAATAATTATTCATTTAAAATGAGTAGAAGTAAATTATATGATGAAGAATCAGATAAATTAAGACAACTAAGTATAGATTGGTTAGAAAATAATTTAGATTTTATATTACCTACTGGTTTAACTATTCAACAAGATATAGAAGATATTATCACAGATTATGGAGATATAAATAGTGTTGAAGATTATTTAATAGAAATGCGTGGATGTAGATATGCTGGACAGATAGAATTATATGCTTTATCGAACATTTTAAAGAAAAATATAAGTGTTTTTACTGAACATGAAGATAAATATTATACAATTGGTATGGGTAATATATATAATAAATCAAAAAAAGATAATATATATTTATATCATAATTTGATGGAGAATGATGATGAAGATGAATATCATTATGATTTATTATATCCTAAATCAAGATGTGAGGTTATATCAAAAAAGAAATTTAGTGAATTATTATCTAGGAATAAACCTTGTACTAGACAATCTAGTTAGGGTTATTATCTGGTGGTGGGACGACAGGTGTTTCTGATTCAGGTTCTCGGGAAGGGGTAGGAGCAGGAGCAGGGGTAGGAGCAGGAGCAGGGGTAGGAGCAGGAGCAGGGGTAGGAGCAGGAGCAGGGGTAGGAGCAGGGGTAGGAGCAGAGCCTTTTTCAACATCAGGGTTTCCATCTTCATTTAAATCTGTATCTGAATTTTTTTTTGCTTGATCCAGAAATGTTTTCATTTCACCTGCGAAATCGAATGTTTGTTTCTTCTTAGTATTATTACCTTTACCTTGAAATTCTTGTTCAACTTGTTTCCTCTTAATATTTTCAATAGCTTTACAAAACTCTTTATATGCTTGTTTAGTATGTGTTTCATATTCTTCATATTTACCAGATAATCCAAAGTATTGCCATCCTTCAGTTTTTAATTGTTCAACTACCAAAGAATAACTAAAGAAATTTTTATCTAGAGAAAATAATTGAAGAAATCCATTACTAATAGTCACCATTAATGATATAGACCATGCAGACCAATATGTTACATCATCAAAATGTCTGGGTAGTTTAGCCGGATCCATTTGACCTATTGATAGTATAGCAGGTAATAAAATAGATCCAGTTGTAACAATAAATCTAAATACATTATAATATTTTTTTGTATTATCTCTTTGTTTTTCATAGTAAGATACTTCTTCAACAAATCTTGCTTTAAGAATTTCTTTATTATCTTCTAACTCTTGTGGTAAATTTAAATCATCGATAATATTAGATACTTTAGAAGCGTAATCCATTATTATATATATATAAAAATATATTAATTATTATATATAAATTATGATTTATGAATATTTAAATAAGATAAAAGAGTTTTTTATATGGTTTTGTGATTTAGAAATACATAATGAAATATGGGATGAATTAGGACCTATTTAATTAATTAATTAATTAATTAATTCATAATATAATATTTTTATATTTATATTATATAGTATAATGGATTCACAATTAGAAGATGATTTAAAAGGTAAAGTTGGTAGATATGGTGAAAAAATTGTAAGTTATATATATAAATTTATAAAATTAATCATAGGATTATTTATATTATATTTAATTATGTCAAATTTAAGGTCGCATGGTGATAGAGATCATACAATATATTTTAATTTAATAATCACAATATTTATATATTTAGTAGTATTGAATACAGAAAAACTATCTAGTTATTATTATAGTGATGAAGGTTTAAATTGTGGAGGAGATATTAATAATCCATGTGATAACAATATATTATCTATGTTATCTCGTTTATTTACCTCTTATATACCTTATGAAGGAAACGTATGGAGTGAGGCTAATGGATGGTTTGAAGTAATATTAGTAATATTTTTATGTGTTGAGTTCTATACATATGGAAAAAATTGGATGATACCTCTATTATATTTCTTACCATTTAAACCGATAGGAGGATTTATTTATTATATATTAAATGTCTCTACGTTTTCACCTATTAATTTTTTATTTGGTGATTTAACTGATAATACAACACAAACATTATATTTGGAATCAACTGATTATGAAGAAGATGAAGCAGCTAAAAATGAAGAAACATCCTGGTGGGAGTCAAATGATACAGATATTGGTTATAACGCTACAAAAGACTTAGATTATTTAAATGATAGATTTTTTACTATGTATGTAGTAGCATTAATTTTAATATTTATGACTATAGTTGTAAGATTAACTAGTGAAACTAATATAGATTGTGATTTATTTAAAAGTCCTATACCTTTCATAAATTTAGATGGTTGTAATGGATATAGATTATTTATGATTATAAACATATTAATGTTTATAAATATGTCATCTGGATTTATAGATTCTTTAGATAAAATATCTATTAATGATTATACTAATATTTGTCCTTCACCATCAAATGAAGTATATGGATTACAAACTGATCCAAATAATAATCAAGGTGTATATACTAAAATTAGAGGTGAATGTAAAGCACCACATGAAATTAATGATACTCCCATATGTAATTCAGATAAAATATTAGAATGTTCTGGTATAAAAGAAAAAAAAACATTATTAAAAGGTTGTATAATGAATAGAAATCATGCAGGTAGTGATAATTATTTATTTAAAGAAGTTCATGATAGCCAACTAACTGATCCAGCTAGTAGAATTATATTAGAAATAGATGAATCTGGAACTAAATATATTATATCAAATAATCAACAATATTTAGAATTAAATGATGAATGTAAAAAATCCGTAATTGAATGGTTAAATAAACATAATATGAATATATCAATATATATTGATGAACTTCCTGAATAGATGTAATAATCAAGATAATATAATATAATATAATAAAATATAATATAATATAATATAATATAATATATATATATGGCAAGTTTAATATATACAATGGGTAGAGCAGCATTGGCTAGTGATATTGTAAGTGGTGTCGGTAAAAAAATTAGTAATATAACAAAGCCAGGAGGTGAAGATAAAATTAATAAAATACCATTAAAAGATAAAATTAATAAAATAAGTGATAAAATTAAAAATATTAAAGATTCAGACAAGTATAATGACTTTTCAAATAATAGTTCAAAGGAAACTATTAAAGATTTAAATATAGGTTCTCAAAATATTATTAAGAATTTTGGTCCAGGAACATATAAATATTTAATATATTTTATATTTTTTCTGAATATTTCTTGTATATTTTTATTTGCTTTTAATAAAACAATATTTTATAAAGAAAATAATAAAGAAATAAATATTAGATTAAATACAACTATATTTTATATATATACATTTATATTATTTTTAATTATTTTTCAAATATATTTATTAAATGATAATTATGATAATATATTAAAGAATATAACAAATTATCAAATATTTTTTGAAATATTTAATATAATAAGTTTAATAGGTTTAAGTTATTATATATATTATCAGATTGGGTTAATAAATAGTGATTGTTCTGAACCGAATAGGAAAGTTTGTGTAGCTAATACTGTAAATGGTAATCCGAATGAAATAAATGATTGTGTAAATGGTCCATTTAAATGTGCTAACGCATCAATATCTAATTATAGATTTAATGATTGTAGTTCTTATAATAATATAAATAAATTGCCAGATGTAGATGGGATAGATCCTATATGTAGAAATAAAATATTTGAAAATTTTTACTTAAAACTACCACCTGAACGTGAAAATTGTAGTGATATTCAAGATTCTGAAAATTTTTGTAGAGATAGTAATTATCCTGTTTTTGTTCCAGACCGTATGTGTGTAGGAGAAGAATGCACTACTTATGATTGTTGTCAAGCAGAACCAGATCCAAATACTGGATTACCAATAGATTCTTATAGAGCTAATATATTCGCATTATTCACTGAATTTGACCAACAAGATAGAGAAGATATAGAGGACTTACAAGAAAAATATGCTAATTTAACACCAGGTGGAAGTATTCCTGGACCACCTGGACCAGAAGGACCTGCTGGTCCACCTGGTATTCCAGGTAGTGATAATAGAAATAATACAGCTAGTTTAAATCAACAACCATTTCAATGTTCAGATGGAACACCATGTGCTAGAGGTAAGTGTGATGATGATGGTAGATGTGTAGAAAATTTTGCTTTAATTTCATTAGAAGAAAAAATTAATTTACAAAATAAATATAAAGATCTAAATAATAATTCTTATAAAGCAAGAAATCTCATGAATAATTTAGAACAATATTTATTAAATACATTTAAATAATTAAAGATAATTATATTTATTAATATAATATGTGTGGTATATTTTCTTATATTGGTAATAAATATTCAAAAGAAGATTTATTAGATAATTTTAATAGAATTGTTAATAGAGGTCCTGATTCATCAAATATTATTACTGTTAATGATATTACATTAGGTTTTCATAGATTAGCTATTAATGATTTATCAGATGATGGTATGCAACCATTCATAAATGATAATATTTATTTAATTTGTAATGGTGAAATATATAATCATAAAAAATTATATAAAGATCATTTATCTCAATTTAAATTAAAATCTAATTCAGATTGTGAAGTAATTATTTATTTATATAAATTATTCGGTATTGAAGAAACTTGTAAAATGTTAGATGGTGTTTTTTCATTTGTTTTATATGATGAATTAAAAGA